GCGCATTCAAGAAAGCAGTGTACGGAACAGACATGGTGAACTATTTGGGTCGCCCTGTCCTCATAACGGAAGACCCTAACTTCGGTCAAGAGCACCACTACGAAGACCTCCATAAGAACACGTCTCTTCAAGCTGAAAAAAAGTGGTATTCAGACGCTGTAAACACCGCACGAGTGAGAGGGATCGAAGCCCATTACGAAGCACAAATTCAGGAGGCAAGAGACAGGGCGAACCAACCAAGGCGTACAACCACAACCACAACCTCGACAGGAGGAGGGTCAGGGAGAGGAGGGACTTCTGGGGATATGGGAGCCCCCGCAAGCCCGCAAACCCGTGCAACAGAAAGGCAGATTGCAGACTACGAAGCCCGTCTCAGAGAGATTCAGGAGAAACGCGGCGGAGTCTTGGGTAGAAGGCGAGACATCCTTGATGATTTCCTTGGCCCAAGAACAGCAACAGAGATGCTTACGCCCTACGAGGTGACCGATCCAGCAACAAGCAGGATTCTGGACGAGGTTATGGGCATTGAGGATGAGGAGGCCCGCAATCGCGCTTTGCGTGAAGGCCGCATGCTCATTGACACTGAACGTGCGAAGTTGGCTCCAGAGTTCGTTGAGTCTCAGGTTCTAAATAGACAAGCGCTCCAAGGGCATTACCAAGACGCATGGCAGGAGCTTGAGAAAGCAAAAAGAACATTTGCGCGTGCTCATGCATCCGCTGTTCGTCTTCGAGCAAAATACGAAGAAATGGTGAAGCCCTTCGAAAACGATCCAAACCGCACTGTGGCGCTGGATGCCATGTCTTCCAAATTAGAGCCGATTGTCGCGGCTATTCAGTCTCAGGAGCGCCTTCAAAGGCGAGCAGAAGAGCGAATGCAAATCATGGGGCAAGTGCATGATGCATTAGAAATGCTTCAAGGGCCGCGCGGTGCCACTGCTGAGTGGTCGTCTTTAAGTCCACAGAACCGCTTGTTGGTTTTGCAAGCAATCAACGCAAAGTCTACGGCAAAAGCCTCCAGAAATAACGATGAGATTTCCAATGTTCGAGAAGAGATTCGGCTTGCAGAGTTTGAGATCCAAGACTTGGAGCAAAGCCTTGGGCCAAGAACAAGCGCAGACTTTAGGAACTCTGACCCAGGGCGGGCAGCGCTACAGAATCTTCAAGAAAACCAACAGGCTTTAAACGGGCTTCTTACTGAGCAAAACGAACATGTGATGTTTTCTGGAGAAGCGCAGGGCGCTATTGACCACTTGGTGGCCAATGACCCAGCCTATCGAATCCAGCCGCCAGCATCTCTTGGCCTCGGTGTAGAGAGTCCCGCTCTTGACGTTCTTGAAGATGATTTAGAAGAAGAGGCTATGACGCAGTGGCTTAAAGAGGGCGGGCTCGTAGGCGAGGATTACGCTGAAGGAATTCTGGAAGGGGCTGATCAGACTTCTATAGATGCTGCTCTGCGAGCAGGGGCTCTGGGGCACGATCCAGCCCAAAGCGCCCAAACCCAGCTTGAGAGACAAACCCAGCTACAAACCTCATTAGAAGAACGAATCAATGCTTTGTCCGATGAAAGCATTAGAGGTGATACTTCTGCCGTCTTTAAAATTCAGCAAGACATCAACGCTTGGCTACTTGATCAGGGAAAAGACCCGATTAAAGAAGACGGTCTTTGGGGAAGCGCAACACAAGATGCCATCAATGATGGGTACTTGGAAGGTCTTCAGATTCAACTTGAGACGGCGAAAGAGGTACGGGAACAAACCGAAAAACAACTAAATAGGATCTCAGAATTTGAGAAGAGAGAGGGGCGTCCCGAGTTTCGCGAGGAGGGAGAAGACCCCGGAGCTTCTAAAGTTAGATTGAAAAAAGATGGTGAGGTGGTTCGGTCCTACGATCTTCCAGCAATGGAATCGACAGAAGTGCCCGAGGAACTTGTAGACTCTAAGCTCACGATTCCTACTGGAGGCGCTCGCTACCGGACCCCAGGCCTTAGTGTTGAGGAGACTGTCGAGGGTGCCCGTGCAAAAAGTGAGGAGTTGGATCAAGCTGGAATAATAGAAGTAGAGCCGGTAGAATCTTTTGATTGGGTAACAGAATTCAACACACCAGAGGGGCTTACGGAGCCTGAGCCTGAGTTTGATATTGACAGCTTTGAGTTCGATGTAACTACTGAGGATGATCCTTTGCCGCCGCCCCCGTCCCCCTTGAGGCCGAGCGAGATCGATCTTTGGGAATATCTTGAAGCAGAGAAAAGATTGAAGGAGGAGACGGAGGGCATTGAGTTCGATGTAACTACTGAGGCTGATCCGCCCTGGGTTTGGGAAATAGAACAAGAGTTCCCACGATGGTGGAATATCGATTCATACTTGTCTGGTCTGATTTCGCTTGGAAATGATGCACCCGCAGTTGCGGAGTACCTCACCGAAAAACGATACAACTATGATCCTGTTCTTCATCAGATGCTCTCAGATAAGATCTTTAGCTCCGAGTTTGATCGCAGCATGCAAGCAGACCGAGCAGTTGCAGAGCAAATTCTTGGTCACTACCAATCAATGAACCTACAGGCTAAGGATAGGTATGGGGATGATTACCAGAACAGGGTAAAGACTCATGCCGACATACTTGGTCCTCCTCAGACGGATGATGATATTCTTACTAATGGATTAGGCCTGTAGATAGGATTTGGATAAATGGCAACGCCCTCAGTACCCGGAGCCGGAAGAGCCGGTGTTCGAGCTAACGAAGAAGAAGAACAAGAGGGATACCCAGAGGGTTGGGCGGTGCCTGAACCTCCGCCAGTAAGTTTGGAGGAAGCCGAAAAACTAAAGATACGGCTTCAAGAAGCTGTTCTCGATTGGGCTCAAAAAACACACCCAGGTTTGACAGAAGAAGAGCGGAAAGAAAAAGCCGAAGAAAAATGGGAAACCCTTCGGGTACATGACGATTTGAGTTCTGATGCCGCCAGAGCGCATGCGGCATATGAAACGGAAGAAGACAACGCTGATTTTGAGCTTCTTCGTGTGCTGGTTCCTCGTGAGGCTGTGTTCCCGTTGCCGGGTTCGTGGTCACCAACCGCATCAATGCACCAACGCCTTGAAGACAGAAAGCTGTTTAGCATTGCGAACTCCCTTCAGAAGGCTGATGGTCTTTCTCCAGAAGAGGCCATGGTTAGGGCGCACCAGTCTCCAGTTTCTCGTCACGAGGGAGGGGGCCTCGACTTTGCCCAGCGGTTTGAGTCGTTTGAAAGAATGATCAATCGCCCCGGCGCGTTTGGCGCTGTTGTTGACATTGCTAAAGAGAGTGCTGTTGGCGAGGCTATTCAGTCGGGCGTGGGGTATGCGTGGGACTTTGTCACGCTTGATACCGGGGCTGCGCCAGCCGAGGACTACTACGGTGGCGCAAGAGGTAAAGAGTGGTGGACGAAAAGATCAACACCATTCAATGTTCAGGCTGTTTTTAAAGGCCACGCTGATGCTGATGCGTTTGAAGACGTATTGTTTAAAGAGTACCGTGGCGAGGAAAGGCCGTGGTACGAGACTGTAGAAATGCGGGCCCATAAAGGCGAGGCGTATCAAGACGAAATCGATCTTTTCAATAAGAACGTAGATCGTAGAAATGAACTCATGAGCGGCAACGCTGAGTTTATAGATTTGTTTGGTCAGTGGGTCAAGCAAAGAGAGGCTTTTCTTGAGGAGGTCGGAAACCTTAATTATGGCCTTTGGGACCATCTTGACTTTGACAACGCATACGCCGCCAGAAACGTCAATTGGATTGGAAATTACAGACAGGGAACAAAGAGGCCTGAGCGTTATTCCAGCACTTATTCCGAGGACCGGGCGGCTTGGGGTGAAGCATCGACCTTTCCCAAGGATAGCCAGCTTTACGAGCGTGTAGAAGCTGCTGTTGAAATGTGGAAGATGGTTGACCAGTTGGACCCAAACTCCGCCATGTACTCCTCAGCAAAAGAAAGGCTCGACCGGGCTCTTGGGAACATTCCAAACGACATGTTTCCAGATTCTTTGTTGAGGACCACCCATAGAAATACTTACGGGGAATCGTCCTTTGCGACAAGGGCTGGCCATGTGCGGAATAGCACATGGGGTGACGTATCAATGGTTGCCAACCCGCTTTTTGAGTTGGCTACATTGGACCTCGATTTTAGCGGCGTGAAGACCTCGGCACAAGCTGTTGGCCACCTTGGTCTCCAAACGGCCTCAACGCTGTACCACGGATGGGACAACTACCTTTGGGATTGGACGCACCTTGGTCTTCTGAATCTCATGCCAGAAGACATCGGTCTTACCGCAGAAGCATTGTACGGCAACTCCGCTATTGAAGATTTCAAGAAGTTCTTTGATAATGAAGAGCTTGTTTCTGATGACTTAGAAGAACGAAAAGCCATCTTGTATAGGATGGCTCTCGGCATGAGTCGTGCTGAGATGCACCTAAACAAGTTTGTTCTGGATGTTCCCGAACTCTCTAGATTTAAAGATGCGTTTTTGTCGGCACAAGACTTCCCTGTTGCACCAGAAGTTGCACTGAACGGCGCTACACCCCCTGGTGGCGGAGAGTATCTCACGCACTCGGTGGGTGAGATTATGGATGCAGCCAAGGAGTCGGCTGAGTCAGAGGGCATGACCCTGGAGGAGTATGTAAACTCCGACACAGGGTGGGCGAACATTAGTCAAAAGCTCAACAAGCTTAAGCTGTACAAGCTTCCGCACGCGATGTCTTCCGGCCTCATAAACGCTATGGGCGGGTATGAAGGTTTTCGCAAGCACGTCGAAAGGTACGTTGGCGCGAGAGAGCACTACTTTGGCAGAGAGGACCGGCAGGCCGGTAATTTCGCTATGGAAACTCTCGGTAACGCAATGTCGGACACCTATATTGACGGCGGAAATATCCGGGTCACAGAAAACACAGCGGGCTCAGTTATGAGGATTGGCTCTACTCTTCTGTTCGACCCCGTTGCAGAAACGGCGATGGATTTGCTTTTTGATCCGTTTATGGAACTTAAAGATCAGCTTGGCGGCAGGGCGTGGCATGGTCGAGCCAACGACAGGGGCGGTATTCAAGACTGGTTTTACGGACTAGAAAACCCAGAAGGCGCTGGCTTTTGGGGCCGACTGCAAGACGCTGCGCTTAATGGTTTACGCTATGACAAGACTGACTCCGAATACCGCAATCTTATTGGGGCAGGCATAGCTCTGGATATTTGGGTTCCCGGTGAAGGATGGGCTCTTACTGCCATGTCCCGCCCCCTTGTAGGGACCGCCCGACTTGGTAAGTTGATGGAAGACATTCCAGGCATGCGGATTTCCTCCGACACGTTGCGTGCAGCGTATTTGCCAGAAGGCGTTTTTGGGGCAGGAAGTCTTTGGGAAAAGATCGCCCCAGCAGAAGACATTGCCGATTACGAGCGGGCTGTTGATGTTGCCGAAGAATCAGCAACAGCGCGGCGTGACGCAGAGGTCGACGATAGGAGTCGTTTTCAGCGAGCACGCACCGCCGTGTTTGGTGACCCGGAAGTAAACCTTGCAAAAAAGAGGTTGAAAAGAGCGCGAGCATACCGGCAAGGCACCATGGGTTGGAGAAGCTGGACCCCTTTTGCAAAGCCCAGAGAGCTTAAAGCAGAATTTGGCGGCATGCATGACATTACAAAGATTGCTGCTGAGCAGCACTTCAACAACAACTTAACGCAAGGGGTTCACCCTTTAGAGGGCTTTGGCCCCAAGTTTAGAAGCAACGTCTACGAGGTGATGAGGCGTGCTGGCGTTAAGGGTGAAGAGGTTGATCGCGTCTTAAGAGACTCTTCTCAAATGCGAAGCGCCAGATTCCTTTCTGAAGCGGCAGAACGCCTTACAAACGTAGACGACTATACGATGCAGATCAGAGAGTCTGCGCTGTACAGTCGGCTTAGAGATGAGCTTGAGGCGGCAAATCATCGTACTCCACTGCACTACAAGAACCTTCGTGGCGTTGACGCGGTTGATGCTTGGATGGCGATGGTAGAGACTATTGGTGTAGCATTTGCTCGAACAAGAGGCCTTGAAGACGGTTTAAAAGCTACAGAACAATTCATGCAGCAGCGTCTTGCTGAGATTGATTCTGGTCGGCTTATAGAGCCACCATCCAGGGCTATTGCGGGAGACACAAGAGGCTTCGATTCAGCCAAACAGGGTTTGATGGATGGAGTACCCTCTGATCAAATCAAGATTCGGGAGGTTAACCTCGACAACGAGGCAGAACTTTTAGCGATGAAAAACTCGTCAGAGTACGAGACTGTTAGAGCTATTGGTGACAAGCAGGCCTTGCGAAGCATGTCTATGTCTTTGCTGGTTACCCTGCTGGGTCGAGTGGAGGCTGGAAGCAATGTTGGTGCGGACATTCTAGGGGAAATCGCACACCGACTTTCAAAAGAGTTTGCTGACTCCCCAGGCACCGCACAATCAAAGTTTGACGAATTTGTTGAGCTTCTCTCCCAGGCGGAGGAAGACCTGCTTTCGCGGCTTCCAAACCAAGCAGATCGTGTTCAAAACCTGTTCGACAACATTCTTAATGATATTTCAGAACGGGTTCGTCTTGCTCGTGAAACACTTGATGAATCATCTACGGCAAAAGCCACTAAGGTTCAGGCCGACACAGGTCGGGCGCAAATCGTCCAAGCTATTAGGAAGCTTGTTGAGGGAGACCTTCTTGAAGCTGAGCAAGGCGCGGTACTAGAGGCGCTTGTCATGTCTCTTCCTGAAAGGGTTCTCAGAGACATTAGGCTTTCGGAACAGATTGCCGGTATTGCGCGTGGTAATGCAGCACGAAGCCTGCCTCTCCTTTCCGAGGGTGGGCCTGTAGACCGTCTAATAAGCTCTGTAGAGTTCTACGGTTTCGCTGACGAGGTTGGAACGCTTAAGGCTGGGGAAAACGCCCTTTTCGTGGGCGCAACGGTCGACGAAGTCCTGCAAGCGATTCGGTTTAAAAGAGATGAAAATCAAGGGTTTAAATCGTTAGGCATTCGGTACGTCAGCAAGAAGAAGAATCCCGATACCGGAAAAGCATACACCGCCAGAGAGCTTGCGGAAAAATACGTTGATGCTGAAACGTGGATGCGTAGGCAGCAAGGAGAGTCCTTTTCGCCCGAGAAGATCGAACAGCTTGTAAACCAGTTCGAAAAGGCACTTCATGCGTACAAGAAGGGATCTGACCGCGTTGGCCCTCGCACATACCAATTTCTTCATGAGTTGGGGCACGCCATATCTATGTCGTTCCTTTCAGACAGTGAGATCGCTATCCTGTCGAAGGCTTTTCGCGATGAGTTAGACGACTTTGGCTTGTTCAGGGACACCCCCTATACTCGCGAATTCTCAACAATGACTGACGTTCAGTTTACTGAGTGGTTTGCGGAGAACTTTGCAGAGTATGTGATTACGCACCAGTTGCCTAAAGTTCTTGCCGGTGACGCCGGTTCGTCTGGTTTACTCCGCATTTTTAGCAACATCATGGAGCGTCTGTCTAACTACTTTAGCTCTTGGTTCCGTCGTGCTCCACGCGCAAAGACTGACTTCCATCCGGCCCTCGCAAATGTCATTGATCGCCTTTTCGATGGAAAAGCAGCGGCCATGGCTTCTAGGCGGGAAATCGCGCTCCGTCGTGCTTCACGGTATCAAATGCGTCTGTCCGACGAGGGCATTTTTAGCACACTGTCGGTGCAGCGATCCGGTCTTGATGGCCAATACATTCCAGAACTTGATGACGTTGAAGTTGCTGAAGACCTGTTGAGGATGGATGAGGGACCACAGGTTGACGTTGTAGACGCTGAGAAGTCCAACATTCCAAGTGATGTCGGTCTTGGTGAACTCAGCCTCGACGAAGCAAATGCTGCAATGCGTCAAGCAAAGACAGGCTCACAGCTTGCTGACTTTATCTCTGAGAACGCAAGCGACCCTGTACACCAACGTATTGCTGAGCGTATCAAGCCTCACTTGAACGATACTGAGGTTCATGTAATCGAGGGCCCTGATGATATACCCGAAGCCATATATGAAATGGAGAAGAAAGGCACACTGCCAAAACTTGTTGCCTATCAAATAGCCACACTCTCCGCACACGAATCTCGGTTGAGGTCAGTCACCAGGGGCCTGAACTGGTCACCCGAGGGTGACGCTTTTAATGATGTGTTCCTTCGTGGAAACAAGGCTTACTCTGGAACAACCGCTGAAACAGCGTTGCACGAGTTGGTACATGCAGCCACCGTGAGGCGGCTTTCTGATGGCAACCTTTCTGCTAACAAGGGCACTGCGCTTCAAAAAGCTACGTCTGATATTTTTGACCTTCGCAACCAAGTCGTCAAGATTGCCAAACAAGCTCAAAAAGACAAGACTCTTGATCCAGCGATTGAAGACATCCTGATAAGAGCAACAGCAAACGAGAAAGAGTTTGTTGCTTATGGCCTGACAAACAAGACATTCCAAGACTACTTGATGACCATTAAGGTCGAAGACAAGTCAATGTGGAACGTCTTTGTCGAGAAGATTGCAGACCTTCTTGGTGTTGCCAAGAAGGACCAAAACGCTTTAACGGACTTGGTCCGCATGACGGACGAACTGCTTGACGCGCCACTTGAGGAGCTTCCGTCGCGGCCATTGACCGAATGGCTGACTCTGATGGAGGAGCCTGTTGGCGCTGCCGCTAGAGCGGCTGATGACGTGGAGATTACCGTCGCAGCGGTGGGCATGCGTCCTGAGTTTATGGAAGCGCAGTTGCTAATGAACCGCGCAAACGAAGCTAGAAAGAGCAGGGATGCTGCCACAAATGCTGGCACACGTCGGATGTACCAGCGCCAGCTTGATACGGCGAATAGAAGACTCTACCTCTTGCTTGAACCAGACCTTAAAAAGGCTTTGACTGAGGGTCTTGACCCTGATGTGGTTCAAATCACAAATCTCACCGAGGCTGGAGGTTTTGAGCGCAGCCTTGGTGCGTTTGCTGATTATGCCCCAGAGGGTGGGTTCTACGTCACGCTAAAGGGTCCTCGCGACATCATCTTGGGGCGCGTTGCCGAGTATTCGCGGGCCTACAACCAAGACGCAATGCTGGTTCGTGAGCGAATCAAAACGGTTGACATTGATAAAACCAAGCCCCTGATCGAACAAATATCTTTTGATGACAAAGGTGTTCAGCGCGGAGCCACGGCACGAATTGTTATTCCTCGTGCTTTTGAAGGCAAACTTGCTCAAGCGATTATGCAAACAATCGCTAAGAACGAGACCGGCGCAACAATCCGTTTAGATACTTTAGAAGACGGAAGAGGTGTAATCGAGTTGGTCCATGTACCAGAGTGGATTCCAGCCCAATACGCCTCAGTTGAGACATTTCGTGACATTGTAGAGAAGGTCGCGGGTGATATTAAAGAACATACCAAAAAGAAAAAGCTTGGCGACGTAGAGGTCACTTTTGAACAGGAGTCCGTCTACGCTGTTTCACACAGCAGGGGAGCACCAGATGCCGCAAACAACCCAGGACTCTATGAATACTGGATCGAACGAAGCAGAAACCAACTCAGAAAGCAGGGAAGAGATGCTGCGCCGCTTTTCGAACTCGCTGAGGAAGGTGTTGGAACTGGACCCGTTACCCGAGGACCACGACTTCAGCCCGGAGGCGACAGACCGGCGGTTAATGGATCTAATTCCCTCCTCGACATCCCAGGGGCAGCAAGGCGAATTGGACCAGAAATCAGAAGAGTCCTCAATGAGCGTGATGCTTTTGACTCAGGGCACCTTTCAGAAGAACTAGCGGCTGAGTTCAATGTTCAATCAGAAATCGCTGGTGGAACGCCTCATGACATTGTTGATTTAGAAGTAGATTCTGGTCTTAAACAACGGATTTCTTTATCCGAGATCACGCCAAATCAAGCATCAGAAATCAAGTCAAGGCTTGGCACAGCGAACCCTCTTGAGGATGTTTCGTTTGATGTAGAGTTTACTGTTGAGCGCGTCACCGAAACCCCAGAAGGAAAGGTTGTTGAGCGCTCCAAAGTGTCTGTTCCTGTGTTTCCAGTCTTAAAGGCAACAGACTTCGCTGGAGCAAAGGGGCAGAAAGTTCTTATTCCGGGTGGAATGGAGGGAACCTTTAGCTTCTCGGACGTTCAATACCTGGCCAGAAGACCTATTGAAATGATTCTGGAGGAAGCAGCAACCAAGTGGTGGGATGATCTCCCTAAAAATGATGATGGTGTAAACATCTTTGGCAAGAGGGAGGATCTTGGAAACTATGATGAGATCATGGCCCAGTACAAGGAGGCGTATTCCTCCATGCTGGATCGCATGTATGACAAGCTGCACAACAGCTACGGCCTAGAGAAGCATCGCCCTAAAAACGAAGAAATCTTTGATGGCGGTAGATTTAAGAGCAAGGAAGCAAAGTTCCAGTGGGAACAAGAAATTGAAATCCACATGATGGATGTCGCTTCTCAGTATGTTTTTGCATACCTGTCAATGCAAACCAACCTCTTAGACAATCAGGCGTTTGCCGCAGTTGTAAGGCCGAGAAGCTTTGCTGATCTGTCGGATATGGTCAACAGATACCGAACGGCTAAGCGAAACAAAGGTTCAGACCTTGATCGGGATGAAGCAAACCACATTCTTGGGTTTTCTCTAACTTTGTCGGAAGGTGTTTTAAAGAACCGTTTTGGTAAGAAGACAAAGCTTGCTGATGTCGAGACAGACATCCTTCCAATAATCCAGATTCATGATTGGACCAAGCCCGGTGGGCCGTTGATTACTGTGCAGTCTGTTGACATTGCGCCGCTCAATGCGGACAAAATCGCAGGAAAAACTAGGAAAGCGCTGGCCCGCTACGTCAAATCAAAAGAAAAGGTTGCAAAGAAAGAAGCGCTTCTTGCAAGAACAAAAGACGCATCGAAAAGAAAAAGGATTCGGGCGGAGCTTAGGGCTGCGATTAAGGAGATGCAGGCCGCCGATGTTCAACACCAGGCGCTGCTTAACTCTGTTTCTACCCAAGACGTTGTACAGCTTACCGGCGACATTGCTTTATCAAGCCCAGCAAACACCACCCGTCTGCTGGAAATGTACGAGATGATGCATGAGGACTTCTTAAGAGTCCAAAAAGGAGAACTTAAGCACGGCTTTTTCGAGCGCTATCCTGGCGAAGATTGGGATGCGTTCTCTGATAGGGTGTCCAGCATGGTGCCAGGAATGGCAACCAAGATCAGCGCATTCGGAATCTATTGGCAAAACCCTATTGCGGCCTCAATTGGTGCTCTCGACATCCATATGATTGGAATGATTGGGCCTGAACTCTTTAAGGAGCAGCGCTGGCTGAATAAGGCTGAGGGCTGGTATCGAGACTGGCAGTCGATCAAAAGTGATGCTGCAAAGAAGCACCTAAAAGAGGTAGCTGAAACCGCGCTTATTAGAGATACAGGCACCGAACCAACAAAGACAGCAATCTCAAAAAAAGCAAAGGAGATGCTTTCTTCTGAGCTTAAGGAAAGGGCTCGCGTTTCGTTTGAAGACTTTCTTTCCACAGGCAAATCCAATCCCGCATACACGTTTTGGCGCGAACAGTTGAGGGGCGAGATTACTGCTCCTGAGAAGTACCTTATTCACCCGACTGGTGTTCCAGAGTACAAAAGAGCTTTTGATCCAAAGCGAATTGATTCTAATAAAATCAAAGAGTTATTAGCCGCTGTAAAGGCAAACAAGAAGCTTACACCGAAACAAAGAAAAGAAAGAACCAGAAAGCTTGAAAGAGCACTGTTTGCACATGAGCACATTGAAAATGCTCAGCGCATGTATGGCGCTGATCATCCAATCATTCAGCGGTTCGTCAAAGAGGCGAGAGTAACAGGCTCAACCGTCGATGTTATGTCTCCAGAATACAAAAAGGTTTTAGATGGACTTCACTCTAAATCCGTTGATAGAGACATCTTTGGTGATGTGGCGACATTGCAGCACAGGATTTGGGATGAATGGCGCGGATACCTTGATCCGCATGTGATTGTTCACCCAGGTAGCGCTATGCTTCCGGCTGTAAGGCCAGCGGCCCTCAAGGCCGTGGTGAAAGCTTTGGAGGATTCTCTCCCAGAAATCCGAGACCCCCGTGTACAGGCAGAGCTTACAAGGCGGCACAGCCGCCTGACAAGCGGCCTGTTTGGTCGTGGATTTAGAGAGCTACACTCTTCGTTTAAAGAAGGAAGGTTTGGAGGAACCTCTCCGTTCGAAGACAGGCCGCTGCCTACTGAGCTTAGTCGCGGTGCTCTTTACATAGCTGATTCGTCGCCGCCATCGAGCAGCCTGGACGTGTTCCTTGAGGGCGGCTCTGACATGGCTGATTTTTTCAACCATGGTGACCTCTCTTCTCTGTTTAACCGTGGCAGCAATGCGCTCATGATGTTGTTGGGAGAAGAGTTCCCAATGGTTATGGACATCTTTGTAGACAAGTTCGACAGCATAGTTGCTGATGACGGATCCCGTGTACTTACAGAGAGGGGTTTTGGCGAACTTAAAGAATCTTTCAGCACTTACTGGCACGATGGGCATGTTCGAGATCCTCGTCTTGATATTGCGTATGACAGTGTCAAAGACAGGCTTGCTGTGTTTTGGCGTCGATTGCGGCACAGCGCTGACCGGACAAACCCCGGCGTCAGAAGGTTTTTCGATGAGTGGCTTGGTGTTCTAAACGATGCAAAGAAAGAAGCGATGCTTGATGTTAAAAACTCTGCTGAGTTTAAAAACATCCCGAAGATACAGATCGAAGAGTTTAAACCAGGCCAAGCTTCTGAACTGCTTGAAACAGAACAGGTAGCCAAAAGAGGGCGAGCAAGAGAAAAGGCTCGCATCGATATGGACGAGGGACGGATTCGTTATGCCTTGGGCCTTACCGATGAAGTGACCGAGGTCGATGCTTTTAGCGCGATGGAAAAAGCCGTAGGCTACGTCGCAACTGAAATGTCGAGGCTTAAGCACACCAACCACTGGGTTTCTTTTTCAACAAGAAGCGTTGTTCCGGCGCGTCTTCTGCCTAAATACTTGGAAGAAGCACAACTTAGAAACTACTCTGTGTTTGGCGACCCGCACGTTCTTAAGAAGCAGTTTGAGAGAATCCCGCTTGAGCGGGTAAAGCTTGATGAGTTTGGTGAGCCCGTGATGGACACACCGTATGGTGTAGTCGAACCACAGCCTGTAATGGAGGTTGTGACAGAGGTTCTTCCAGATGGAACGGAGCGAGTAGTAGAGATTGATGTCATCAATCTTAATGAGCTACAGCAAGATCGGTTGAAGCAGTTGCTTATTGAACTGGCTGTTGACCCAAGAACAAAACAGTTAACCCAAGAGGTTTTGGGGGAATACCTTCTTCCAAATGCAAATCTCGATCAGATTCCTTTTAAGCACTATGAGTTCATCACTCAGGAACTATTGAGAGATCACGTTGTTGGAATCGGGTCAGGCATGACCAAGGAAATCAAGAATGTCCCCCGATCTCTCGGGTTTGCCGCCGTTCAGGCTCTTATGGGGCCCAGGGGGCTTGGAATGTTTGACAATATCCAGTCCCTCCAAAAGAGCCTTTCTCAGAAGTTCAAAACACGAGCCCCTCTTGCACACATGGGCAAGAATAAAGACGGGAAAGTTCGAGACGGCCAAGTTGTAAGCCCCATTGTTCAGGAGCTTTTTCAGCGTAGAATGCGCCAGATTGATGACATTCCAAACTGGATCAAGCGAGTTCAGAGCGCGTTGGCGAACAGGCAGAACCCTGCTGGCGTTTGGGAGGTGATTGAAGGTCTTCAAAACGTGCTTGAGCAACCTATTCATCAGCACACATACCGAGTGTTAGACCGGCTTGAGCTTTTGTTTATGGGAGAAGCAAAGGGCATTAACCCTAATCAGGTCGGTGATGCACTAGATGACATTGCCAGGGCGTTTGCTGACAACAGGTTGATGACCAAGTCTGAGCGTGCAGCAATCAATCTTCTTAGAGACTTTGAGCGCATCAAGATTTTAGAGCCCGAACGAACAATGGTTAAGGGCGACAAGGTTTATATTAAAGATCCTGCTCAGAGGGAGGCAATAGCAGATGCCTATATGGTAATACAAGAGGGTATCGCCAGGCGTCTTGAGATTGCAGATCAACATGCAAGAATCATCATGGAGGGCATGGGTGGTTCTCCAGAACAGAAGGTAAAGCTTTTTAGGACTGGAGATGGTCAGCTTTCCACAATCAACAGAGACAGAGCTATTCGCCTTTATGACAGCTTTTATAAAGGCGAGTGGGGAGCGCTTCTTGACCAACTGGCAAGAGAAGGGCTGTCAACAGGTACTGCCCTGAAGTATCCGGGCAAGTTCAACGTCCTTCACGCAATGCTTGAGACAGTGATTCGATTGAGGGCTCAAAGCATTTTTATGGACTTGGTCAATGACATGACCGACATGGGTATGTCTGTTCGCATTGAGGACCTGGCTCCAAAAGACATCACCAACATGGCCGAAAAGCGAGCCTTTGCTCAGCGCGTAAAACTTTACCTCAATGAGGAGCTTAAGTTTGGTGGCCCGCTTCAAATAGTGGACGAAACTGGACGAGTTTATGATGCAACAGAAGCATTCGAGCGGGTCAGAACTGAGCCGCTAACTGGACAAAAGATCCAGGGGGCCGGGCCAGGCGCAGAAGATTTTTCAAGAGAAGCGAGGGCGAGAGCAAGCAAAATCGGTGCCTACAAGCCTATTCATGAAAGAATGGGCGACGTTATTCATAAAACAAAAGTTCACGATCTCGAAGCCTTTACGGTCGCCACACAGCTAATCGAGCAGTGGGGAATGAAGATTGGCGCTAACATTGAAAACTGGGAGTTGGTGAGGTTTGCGGACGGTTCCGAGGCCCTGGTTCCAAAGCTTCTTCTTGATGAAGTTCAAGACGCTATGGACAGGGTTGCTGGTCAGGCTTCTGCAAGACAGGGAGTCACCAGCCGCTATCGTTTGCAGCCGAAAGGCTTCTATGAAGGGTTCCTCCCAGAGGTCGGGCAGCCCCCACTGAAAACAAAAGCAAAGGTTTTTGTTGGCGATGCGATCAACTTGCTGAGCAACTCATTCAATGTCAGCTATCGACTAATGAAAATGGGCCTTACGTCAGGGCTCTTCATAGTCAATCTCCCTTACTACATGGCAAACGCCTTTGGTGCTCAACTACAGACGTATCAAGCGCTTGGTTTGAAAGGGTATTTTTCCTCAATGAGTCGACCAATGCTGGCGTTAGAGATTTCCGCAGCTTTGTGGGGTGACGCACCAACTATGCGGTGGACAAAGGTAAAGCCTGTTGTAATGCCGGACGGTACAGTCTGGACAAAAGAGTCTTTGACAAGAGCCGCTCACGAACACGGTTTGTCCGGCTCATTCCTGTCAAAAGAAACAGCAAGGACCGTTGCCGAAGATTTGAAGAAGAAAGAGCCTACCTTCTGGAACAAAATGACTGCCGCGCCAAAGTTCTATCACGCGCAGCTAATCAACTTTGCGACGTTCCTCGACAACTATCATCGTGTTGCAATCTTCGTTGAGCAGATCGGAAAAGGCGCTTCGGCAAGAGAAGCAGCAGCCGTGTCAAGGAAAGCGCTGTTTGACTATTCAGACCTCACTGACTTTGAAAAGAAATACATGAGGCAGATCTTCATCTTCTATTCGTTCCAACGAAAGAACATTGATTTGTTCTGGGACACCTTGTTGACCAACCCCCACAGGGTAATGGGGCAGTTGCGATTTGCCCGTGGTTTAAACCAGACCTTTTTGGATGGTGATGAACGCCTAATTGAAAGCGACTGGAGTCTTGGCCGCGTTGGTGTGAAATATCAAGATTTTGCAGCCAGCAGATTTGTACAGAAAGCAAGGTACAATGCGCCTATTTTTCCTGTTCAAGAAGCCTTGCGCGGACAATTAGACTTTCTTAGTTTTCTCGGCAGTTTTCTTCCTGGCGAGGGACTCATGGAAGGCGAGAAAAGAATGAAGGCACGCTTGAAGTTTTTAGGAAGGCTGAACCCTTGGCTTCAAGCGCCCTTAGCATTAACTCTCAACAAGACATTCTTTGGCGCAAGACCTATGAGGCCAGAGAGAATTCCGCTGTTTATGGTCCAGCATGACTTATTAACAACAGGTGGAATAGTGATGCGCTCAATCGGCGCTCAAGCCAAAGCATTGAAGCGATGGGAAGAGCAAGACTACCCAGGGCAAACACATGCATACTATGCCACAAACACCACCGCTTGGTATCTGTTGCAGAACCTGTGGCATGGGCCGCTGCCGGTAATGCCTATGCGTGAGGACATTCCAGGCACAAGTAAGATTCGAAAGTTTGTTCCAGGTGGAGAAGCAGTTGGAGAAGCTCTCGACCATATGCCTCTTGGATATGTGCTTCGAGCGCGTCCGCTCAAGGGATTGAAAGAGGGAACATTAAGTTACACCACTGCTGGTCGCATGATGGATACGATTGAGCGCCTAAACAGGGCGGGCGGTGGTGTTCTACGTCCAGATATTGTCGATGCTCAACTTAGAGCAGACATGGCGCACTACAAAGGCCTGGTTGAGTCTGGAAGAAGAGAGCCTCTCTTTGGCAACATTGGAGAAGAGGAACGCCTTACATCTCAGGAGCTAAACGCAGCAGGGTTCCGTGTTGATCCAGAAACTGGAAACGTGGCGTGGCGTGATGACGCGCAAGGCGTTCCCGTTCGTGGGGCAAGAGGCCGACCAGGCATTCAGGAAGGTTGGTTGTCAATCGTGTTTAGTCCCCAAAAAATCTACACCGAAGAATATGCCATTCTTATGGAGCACTACCGCTATCGACAATTGCTTAAAGCTGCTTTGAAAAAGCAGTTTGCTGTAGACTATGACAAAGAAATCCTTGAAGGCCGATACATATCAGAAGGTAGTGACTAGAATTGGCTTTCCGTGTTACCCTTTCCACAACCCAACCCAGACTCTCATTAGGAGATAAGAATGTCCTCAATCCCACAACTTGTAAATGGCAACGCTCTTGAGCATGGAATCACCATGTTTGTAGACCATGGCGCTGGCAGCGCATCTCAGATGCACGTCGGCGGTCAGGCTAACGCCGATGTTGCCGCAGGCACCGTAATCAACGGTGACGGCGAAGGAACAACCGAGACTGAGACTACCGAGTACACGATTCCAGCCAACACTCTTGTTGCTGGTTCAACCATCCGGGCCAAGTTCTATGTGCATTGCCCATCAGGAAATGGTTCCGACACAACTCAGATTGGATTGCGATTTGGCTCAAACACCACCGCAAGCAGCAACTCGGGAATCGAAACCGCTGCTACTGATCTTGACAACAGTGGTGCTGTTTGTGTCGGTGATGCTGTCGTTCAAATCCGCACTGCCGGGTCTGGTGGAACCGCCGTTATGTTTGGAACCGTCGCTTTGGATACGGCTGCTGCCGTCGCTCTGAGTCACGACGAAAGTGGTGCGCTGGCAACTTTTGCTGTCGATACAACAGTAGACAACTACTTGAGCGTCACGGTTACGCTTGGATCCACCAACGCATCAATGGTTGCCCAATCCGAAGCCTTCATTGTAGACATTTACAATCCGTCTACCTGATTCATCCACCTTCTAATAGGAGGCCGTGATGGCTGATCAGGGCTTTGTTGTTAACGATGCAGAGCAGGCGAGCATTGGTACGTCTTACTCTGCTGGGCAGGCGATTCTTCTTCATGAGGATTTGACAGCAGATCCTTTGTCGAGAGCAATGCCACAGGCTTGTTATCTATCTCACCTTGAGCTTCAGCTTGACGTGACTTCTGGATCTCCAGCTACTGTGTCTTGTTTCTTGACATGGGATTCGTCAGGTGATGACCCGCTTTCTGCGGAGGCTCAACTTATCAATCTTCATGCTGGTATGACTGACACAAGCCTTAGAAACACCGCAGTTGCGACTGATGTCTATGTTCGTGCTCCGACAGGACAGACAACGGCAAACAAGTGCTATTTGTTTTTAAAGGTCAATGATGGTGCTGTAACATTGAAAAAAGCCCGTCTTCTTTGGGCTGTGAGGTAGGGTAAATGGGGATTAGCTCAGGGTTTTTCAATAGATTTGGCAACCAACGAGTAGTTGGAACAGACCTTGAAATCGACACTTCAGACGGCACTGTTTCTGTCGATGAAGTAAACAATAGGGTTGGCATTGGTGACACAGCGCCTGGAACGAAGCTTCAGGTTACTGATGCCGCACCTTATGTCACCTTGAAGAACTCAACATCCGAGAACTCAGATGGTGGCTGTGAATCGAGGCTGATCTTTGAAGATCACGCCAATGTTTCGCTTGGACAGATTGAGGTAAGCCATAGCGGCTCTTCTGATGACACCAAAGGCAAGATGATCCTGTCTACGCATACAGGGTCCAGTCTTGTTGCCGCCATTACAGTCAATGAAGCCCAGAACGTGGTGTTTGCTGGCGACCTTAGAGTCTCCGGTAACAACATCGTAGATAACGGTGGGTCTGCGGGCATCTCGTTTGATGGTTCTGGGAACACCCAGGTTGATGGTGACCTCACTGTGAACGGCGGTGATCTTCAGTATTCAAACGGACAGAACGCAACTATCGGAATTGCTGCTGTTTCTGGCACCAACACTGCCGGTAGGAGCCTGACGATTAGTGGTGGGCAGAGCACAGGAAACGCCGCTGGTGGCTCTATTGTCTTCAAAAGTTCCGCAGCCGGTCTTTCCGGCAGTAGCGCCAACAGTTTGGCTACCGTGTTTACCATTGAGGAAGATGGCGACATTATTGTTCCTGGCGACATTGAAGTCGTTGATGGCAAGGCTGTTGTTGACAGCAATAACGCTAAAGTGCTGAAGTTCTGCACGGTTGGAAGCGCGGTCAACTACCTTGAAGTTGAGAACGCAGCAGACGGAAGCGCCCCGGCGATTAGCGCTCTTGGTGACTCGGCCAACATTACGATTTCAATGAAACCAAAAGGCACGGGAGGCCTTCGGGTATACGGGTCAACAGCATCGGCTGCCAGTATTCTTCTGAATGAAGATGCCGATAACGGCACCAACTTTGTTCAGATTCTATCAGCCGCAAACATTGGTTCGAACTTCAAAATCATTCTTCCCGCTACAGTTGGGGCTACTGGGAAAGTCCTCCAGTCAACAGTTTCGAGTAACGAGGCGACGTTGGATTGGACGGACTTAAGTTCCGACGCCAGCCACATTCTTCACATGCAAGTTTTCTCATAGGACTACTAAATGGCCACCATTACTAAAGAAAGACTAAGCGGATCGACAAACGGTAAGCAGATCCTTATCACTACAACCGCGAGTGATGGAACTGGTGACGCGGGGCTTAGCACGGCCAATGTGATTCACACTGCTGTTGCTAACGCTACGGACTGGGACGAAGTTTGGCTTTGGGCAAAGAACACCCACAGTGGCGATGTAATGCTGACAATCGAGTGGGGAGAAACAACCGCCAACAACATCATCAAAGTAAATCTTGACGAGGACGCTGGCTTAGTTCAGATCATTCCTGGCCTTATTATTCAAAACAGCCTTGAAATACGCTGCTTTGCTGCGACTGCAAATGTTGTTGCCATTTCAGGTTTTGTAAACAGGATTGATTACTAATGCCTAGACGAAGTCGAGCCGACGTTGGGCTTTACGCCCCAAGAGTGACAAGACGCGCAGATCACATCCCAAACCGTGGTCCTCGAACTCCAAGTGCAGGCGGCGGGAACGCTTGGAAGGACTGGGTGGACTTTGATTTGTCCAAGATTGCTGACGTATCTGAATGGAAGAAGATTGAAGGCGATGGGATTGGTGGCATTAACGTAACGGCGGCGATGTCGGGTGATCAACTCCACATTACGTTTCCTGATATTGGGAGCAACTACAACGTAAGAAACCAGGGCAACCAACAAAAGGGGCTTTGGTTTATTAAGAAGGTAAAGTTTGCTCCCTGGGCAAATCAGGCGACTCCAGCAGGGCAGGCTGCAAACAGCTTTCAAAGTGAGAGCACCCTTTTTAAAATGGAGATGCAGTTCGATCATACCAACGGACCCATCAACGGAACTTCCGACCAAAACTACGGCCAAAATGTTCACGCTGCATGCGGCATCATTGCCTATGATTCTGATCAGGGCACAGATCCTCCGTTGCCTGGCACGACAAACTATGCGGGCGTGTATGTTAGGAAGAACAGGTCAGAGGATCCAAGCGGATCAAGCCACACCAACCAGTATCAATCTGGCCTTTTTTCCCGTAATGGAAAAGCTCCAGGGGATGGTCGTATTTGGAGGAACCAGGACGGAGGAGACGCAACATCGCATGATGCTATCGTCTTTCAAGCGGGAATCTCCACCAACATTACCTCCCATCCTATTGGATCTTACAACGAGAACATGCCTTGCGGTTCTTACGCGACAACGACTCCTTTCGGCCCAATGGTAAAAGGATCGTTGCTTTCAAACAACGCATGCAGGTTTGGAGGAAAGCACCTCTATTTGGCATGCTGGTTCGGGTTTGATACAACGAGCCAGAAGGGCGGGGTTATTCGCATCAAGAAGCTTAGGTATTTGCTTCAGCCTATCGCTGCACGCGCCGCACTGGGGTAGTTCATGGCTTCAATATGTTTGTTTGAGACAACCGGCACAAGCGCAGCCGACGATATAGTCGCTGCTGTAGAGGCTGGGGAGTTGTGGGGAGTAAACATGGGCTCCACATCTAAAAGTTCTTCCTATTCTAACTATGCTTTGGTTGAATGCACTGCCAACCGGGCTCTTCAAATCACGGATTCAATTCCAGATGATGTCCTTCTTCGTATCGTTCAAGACGAAGTCCCCAGTTTTACAGATGCTGGCACCAACGAGAAAGCGTGGTATTTACTGGGGATGAATGGGGGATAGTGAATGGAACAACGTGTACGAAAACTCGAAACTGATGTAGCAGTCCTTGGTCAGCGCGTTGACACTACGGAGGCTGAGGTGTCAGCTATTCGAGAAGACATTCAAGGCATCAAGAAAGAGATCCACAAGGCACAAGGGCTGATCCTCGCAACTATCGTCATCATGCAATGCATCGCGATCTTTATGGAAGGGTGATGTGGAGGCAGATGTAGTAGCGAGCTACCTAGACTTAGGCATGACTTGCGGCTTCATTGCGTACCTCATCAACACAAATCGACGACAAGGCAAAGCCCTCACGATGATGACCCGAAAGTATGAAGAGCTTTTCGAGCGGGTCTTAAAGAGGGAACGTGAGTGAAGGCTCGACCAATCCCTTTTCCAACATGCCTCCGTGGGGCTGGATACTCGTCTATCTTGCTGGCGGCTCTGCAATAGGTGTTGGGGGTCTTGAGCTTACTCATAGTTCTCATAGCGAAGAGAAAGAATGCCCCGATCCAGGCTTTGCTCTTCATCAGGCAGAGAAAGAAATAGAAGAGCTAAAGAACGCTCACGAGTCAATGGTCTCCAGTATTGGTATGATTTCTGGGTTATTGTCTCAATGTCAACAGCAATAGGAGGTTGATTTGGCGACCTATACAAAGTTAAATCTGTCCCCTGGTGGCACCGAAGGTGACGGTAATCCAATTCCAGTTACCGACAATGCAGGAAATGGGTCATTTCTTCACGACACCTCGAATGATGAAACGAAGCAAGACGAGATTTGGCTTTGGGCAACGAACATTCATACGTCTGCCGTCGAAGTTACGTTGCATGTTGGCTATTTGAACAGCGGCAGTGCCGCTGCAACAGACAGAATGATTGTCACTATTCCTGCAAAGTCTGGGTGGTCACTGGTCCTGGCTGGAATCCCGCTGCGTAGCAGTGGTAGCACTCCCCGCAGGGTCGCGGCATACGCTGACACGGTGAATGTCATTAACTTTGTTGGATATGTGAACAGGATTTCCGCTTGATAAAATGGCAATACCATAAGCCGTTTGTCGACTGGCTTTTGAAGATGCAATATGCGGAGATGAAGGACGACAAGATAAGCCCCTACATCAGCCCTGGTCTTGTTCTATACATGTACGAGGCATACCTGGCGGGGTTTAAAGAACGAGGAAAGTAGATGGGTCATTTCTCTCTTGATGAGTTTGTAGGCGCAATTCAAGAGGCAGTAGTCAAATCAACAGACATTGCCGAGCAGCATGAACTAAACCATATTCGGGAAGAAGAATACTGGATTGATACTGGTGAGAAGGCACCTGACGGGACTTCTATCTATAAGCCCCGAATGGTAACTGTTCGCTTGCCCATGTGGGAAGATGGCAAGCAGACTGAAAAAGACATTCAGGTTCCCATGCAAACGCTTGTCACTGGCCAATCTTTAATGATTGAAGCGCTAACTGTTGAGATGAATGTGGAACTCCAAGGAATGGAAGACGGTGCTGACGTTGGCTGTACTCATCGCAAGCTCAAGATAAATCCATCTGTTGGTGGAAATGGGTGGTTTGCTAAAAAGCGGAATACTGCTAAGATTTCGATAACTTTTAAAGGGCAGGAACCACCAGAAGGTTATGCTCGAATTGATAATCAACTCATAAAGCTACTTCCGTAGGAGAGATAAATGCCAGACGGCCTTGTAAAAATGTCAGACCAGTTTGGCGGCCTGCCAATGGACCAACTGATTGGAGGTCCGCTTAAGGCAGCCTGCGATTCGCAGGTTCAGCTTGCCAAGGCGACCGCTGACTTTATTCAGAACGTCGGTCTGGAGACCGATTCCAACGGAGTAGTAAAAGCTCGTACTGTTGACTTCACTTACACGAAGCCTGTCAATGACGGTAACGGTGGGTACACCGAAGTTACCAACCAACTCGACGTTCCAATCCTGGCGATTCTGAACACTCCTTCACTTCAGGTCAAAGAGGTTGAGGTGGACTTCACGATGGAAGTGAAGTCAAGCACTTCTGAGAAGTCGAGTCGAGACTATGAAGCTGCAATGGACACCCACGTTAAAGCAGGCTGGGGCCCAGTGAGTGTGGACGTGAAAATCCACGGGTCTATTTCCGCCAAGAGCGAGAACACCCGCTCATCGGACAACTCCGCTAAGTACAACGTCAAAGTCATTGCCCGCGATGATGGTATGCCTGAAGGGTTGAAGCGCTGCTTGGACATCGTACAGGCAGCAATCGCTGAGAAACCAGCGCCAGCACCCCCTGTCAATCAGCCTGCAAACCCACCCGCTCCTGCTGTGAGGAATGGATAAATGGCGATTACAACTGGAAAGTTATCGATAACAGAAACAGACTACATGTTCATCGACACTGCATCTACAGCAACTGCTGTGACGGATGTGTTCGGTGGTTCAGCGACAATCCACAGTATCAATATGGTGAATGGCCACTCCAACCCTGCATGGTTGAAAATCTACAACGCTAGCAGCGCCACTGTTGGGACAACAGACCCAGACATTATTTTGAAGGCAGACGGGTCAGGCACTAATGGTGGTCGAACTGTCTGGCAGATTATCGACGGAATCGCTCTGACGAATATGACTTACGCTTCCGAGATTTCTGCCGGTACATCTGGAACATCAAACCCTGATGCTGGAAATCTTACCATCAGCATGGTTGTGAGGTAGAGATGGCATCAGCACTTGTAAAAACGTCCGTAGTCGCCAATGTTGGCACATTTCATTGTGTAAATCTTGACGCCGATCATAATGTCGAAGCGCTGGATGCCAGTAGCGGTACTCTCTACAAAGTAGAAATCATCAACCCTAATGCAACCGCAGTGTATGTGAAGCTTTATGACTCAACCAGCACTGTAAACATTGGTGGAGACGCCCCCACTTCTCCCGAATGGGTGTTCATGTGTCCGGGTAATGCAACAAGAGTGTATTCCAATCCATCGGGAACCTCTTACGGAACTGGCTTGAAGGCAGCGTGCGTTACAACTGCTGGCAGCGCCAGCGGTTCTGTGGCCGCAAGCACGGCACCGACTGACAGCGTCACTTATCGAATCCTTATTGCGACGTAGAAATGAAGTACGGAAAAATCCTTAAGCAAGCAATCCTCATGGCCGAGGATCTCTTCCCCGAACCCAAGACAGGCAAGAAGAAGAGAGCCTGGGTCGTGAAGTTCATCAACGAGCATGTGAATGTGCCGATCCTGAATGAGCGTCAGGAGGCCAAAGCTATAGGGTTCGCAGTAGATGTAGTGTGTGACCTAATTGAAGACCTGAAGAAATGAAGACGGTTACTCGGTCCTACAGGCATCGCTCTACTGAAAAAATGAAAATTAGAAAGTCATCAGTGACAGTGGTGCGTGTTGGTTTTAAAGAACACGAGCCTTCTGTTCAGGGTGCCTACAACAACACCGAGGACCAAACGTGTGGTTCTCGTCCTGAGCAGGAGGCATCCCATGTTGATAAAGAAGGGAAGTAGGGGCGACGAAGTTAAGGAAGTCCAGAAGGCGTTGAACGATAAGGGCTATGGCCAAATCGGCGTCGATGGAATCTTTGGACGAGGCACGGAGAAGGCCGTTAAGCGCTTCCAGAAGGCGTCAGGACTGGCCGCAGACGGAATCGTAGGGCCTAACACCCTCAAGGCTTTACAGGCCGCTGAGGAGCCAAAGCAGCCCGAGGTTTCGGATGAGCCCCCCGCCATCATTGGTGTGCTCAAAGCCAAAGGCTACGAGGTGTACACCGATGGCCAGATCAACACGATTGGTGTGCGCTCGAACAACACTGTTGCCAACAGCTTCGATGATGAGATGCACTTGGTGTGGGTGAAGAACGGATTGTGGCAGCACAAGAAGTACAGAATAACCACGGACCCCGGCACTTATTGTTTAGAACATCCTGAAGTCTACGGTCGTGCCGCTGGCACAGCCATCATGGTGCCTGGATCCTACCGCGCCTACAAGTGGGATATGCACCGTGGAAAGTACGAAACGCTGTGTCAGCGGGCGGCTCCCATCCGCGTCTGGAGGGACAACGATCGAAATAACATTTTGTCGTTTGGCCATGACGACGACCCCGGAATCGAGGGGTGGTACGGGGTAAATCTTCATCACGCCGGGGCTAACTCTACGCGAGTAGATAAGTGGTCGGCTGGCTGCCAGGTGTTTGCCCGAATCGCAGACTGGGAGGAAGCGGTTAAGATCTGGAAGGCATCGGAGGCTGAGGTCTTTACTTATACCCTCATCACCGAAGATGACCTGTCGTAGGAGACGTAATGGAAAAGCTCAAAGAACTTTGGAAGAAGCTCAACCCTCGGGTTGCCCTGATTGGAGGAGTCGTGGTTATCTCGACTTCTCTTGGCACTTGTCACCTAATGGACTCTGGCGATGAAGGAGCAGAAGAAGAAGCTCCCGTCGAAGCTCCTGCTGAGGAGACGCCGGAACCGGAGCCCGCTCCACCGGCTGAAGCTCCTGAAGAAGCTCCTGGCGCAGACGCAGACGCCTAAGAAAAAACCCCCGGAGACTTAGAGTTTCCGGGGGTTCTTCTTTGCTGGAATGGGCTCGCCTGAGAAATAACCGCATTTAGGACAGCGCTCGTCTCCGACGTAGCGGTGGTCACACTCGAAGCAAATGCGCTTGATGGGCTTCATGCCAGAGCCGCACCAAGGTCGCTCATTCCATTTACCTCCTTGGGTTCATCCTCGCCAACGATTGGCGTGATGTCGATAGGAGGCATCTTTGCGTGAGGATCATCTCCATCCGCAGAGACAGCCGTTGCAAGCTCAAACGACATGGGCACGGTGCCGCCGTTGAAGAGGGCACGGATAGCGCTCTTACGAGCCATGCGAGAGTAGTCGTCTACCCAGGGGCCACTACGACCAGCCTTGGAACGACGACGAACCTTGTCGATGTCCACCTTCCAAAGCACCTCAAAGTACGACGATCCGTCCTTAAGAACAGCAACAGCGTAGGCTGCTACAATCTTGTCGTCTGAGCGGTCTACATCTCCACGGACACTGTGCTCAATGTTGGGGTGAAGTCCAGCGCTAACATCGAACTTCTCGCCTTCATAGACAACACGGGCATCGAGGCGGGCCACCTGGCCACTGCGTCGAGCAAGCTCCAAGTATCCTTTGTAGCCAATGATTGGCGTACACTTGTTGCCATAAGGAATGAAGTAGATGTGGCCCAGTGTTCCGCCGGGCTCCAAGCCAAGCTGCGCCGACAGCATTACGGATTCTGCCACGGAGATGCTGGTGCATTCCATAAGCTTTGGATTGCGGCTGGCCTCCACAATCAACACCTTGCACATGCGCTCTGGGGTTAGATGGTTGGGCAAGATGGATGCTACTTGGTCCTTCATCTTGTTGTTGATGAGGTCCTTGAACTTCTCCATCTTGGTGGGTGGCTTGTTTGCAATTTCGTTCTTGGCCATTAGTTGCCTCTCTTGTGTTGAATGTTCATTCGAAAGATTCGAGATGGTTCGCTGGTCTTAGTAAAATCTTTTGCGATTTCGGGATGTTCTTTACGCAGCGCCTTGGAATCGAGAGATGACCTGCCTTTGTTCATCTTCCAAGAGACGGTGCCAAAGACGCCGTTGAGACCGGCATTGTCAGCGATGCGCTCTTTGATTTGATTTTTAAGCAGGGCTTCCCTCTCCTTCATTGATTTGATTTCCGTCTGGAGATCATGAAGGTCAAAGATAAGCTCTTCTTCTACCGGGTCAGCAGTCCTGTACTCTTCACTTGGATCGCCAAACTTGTCCTGTAAAAATTTGTCAGCAGCAGGCGAGCCATCGATTGGTGGTGGTTCTCCACCTACAACGTGCTTTTTCCACCAGTCGCCGCACTTCTTGACCAGCTTCTTCTCAGTCTTCTTATTTCGAAGCAACGTGTATCGACGAAACTCATCGTTGACTAGGAACAGAACAGCAAAGTCCCAGCGGTCAATGTTTGTACAGGCCATGTACCATGCCGCCTGTGTGGCATAGTAGACAGGCACGCCAGAACCAAGGTCTTCTCCCCAACCGTCGACGCTACGCGCCGTTTTGATTTCCAACCCGAACCGGCTCTCCCCGGAACTGACGTACCTGTCAGGTGATGCAAGCATGAATGACTTGGGGCCAACGATTGGCATCTCGTTGCCATCTAAAACCTCAAAGCCTGTCTCTTCCTGATACCATGTCGCGATTGCGGACTCTAGTAGGCGGCCTCTCCGCATCGCGTTTGTTTCTGGAATCTCCTCAGCGAGCCCTCGCTTTGCTGCCCACACGTCCATGGGCGAGGACCACTTTGATAATCCAAGGACTGCGGCAATATCAGACCCGCCGAGCCCTTTCATTCTAGCTTCGTACCAACCATCAGGTTTAGGCAAAACACCCTCCATGCGATATGATGTTTCTATGAAAGACAAAATTAGTCATCAAGGAATCGCAAGAGCGGCCAAGTACGCACAAAAAGCCATGGACTCTGGAGACGTTCCAGAGCGTGCCTTGGCGCGAGGCAAGAGCCTCGAACGTCAAGGGATGCTTAGAGATGATGGGTCGGTCCAAAAGATTCATCCTGACGAGCGACGATCAAGCCGTAGGCGTCTTACGGACTAGCTTACGCTTTCCCGATCTTGGGTTGTTCTTCTTAGCAGTAGGCTCTATCGCTGCTTTAATTTCGATGTCCTCATCTTCCGTTTTGTTAATGGAACCTTCAAGCTTGGCGATGGCTTCGTTTGCGCTCAACTGTCCAGCAGCAAGCATCTTGAGAAGCGCAAGCGTTGCTTCGTTGTTCGTGGTGTCAGCCTTTACACTCACGTTCACAGCGGGCGCACCGTTGTGATACTGCACGTCTTCTTCGCCTCGCTCGTCTGTCCAGCGAACGCCTAACAAAAGAATAGCTTCGCCGTTGTCTTCACGAATCTCTACCTCAAACTCGCAGGGCTGCCAGTCTCCGTTGGGCTGGATGTTGAGCAGGGTCTTTCGTTGGCCGTCCAGTGCAGCGGAGATCATGTTGTGCCAGGTGGCCTCGTCAACAGCGCTAAGAAGATTCACAACTCGCCATCGAGCAATCATCTCTTTAGACCGATGCGCCTTGTCTTCCTCGACAACAACTTTGTTTACCATTCGGTTTGCAATGGTGATCAGCACCGAGGGGTCGGTGACCTTCTTGGTGTTTCGCTTGTCATCCATCAAGGACTCTGGCTTTTCTGGAAGGATCGACACGGGCATCTCCTGTTTTTAATCTAAGTTGTTGCCGGTCCAAAAACTGACCGGCCCAAAGAACTTGGCGCATTTTGTGTCCCCTGTCAAGGGTGGGTTCGCATTTTGCGCCCAATCTGGTATAAGGTCTATGAAATGAACACTTCATACAGAATCTTCGGTCAAAATCTTCACTACCTTATTCGCGCAAAAGGCGTGGGAATGAGGGCTTTTGCACGCGAGGCAGGCATAGACTACTCGCTTCTTAAGCGGTACATGTCTGGTCAGGTTGCTCCTCGTAAGCAGCGACTTGAACAGCTATCTGTTCTACTTGGCGTCAGTCCGGGTTCTTTGATGTTTGATGACCTTGTGCCTGAAATAGAGGAGAGCACCAATGTTGTTTGTGGGGATTGATCCAGGGAAGGACGGAGCACTTGTCGCCATTGATGAAGAAGGCGTTGTGCGTGATGTAGTGCTGACCAAGTCTAAGTTCACTGTGCCTATTGGTAAGGGGTCTAAGCGAGAGTACGACGCAACCGCCATGGGTGACTATCTGACCAAGCTACACGCCACTCAAGGGGTGAAGCTCGTCGCAATTGAAAAGCAGCAGGCTCGCCCTGGACAGGGGAGGACATCGATGTTTTCAATCGGGGTAGGCTATGGGCTTTGGCTTGGCGTAGTTGGAACTCTTGGTATTCCTTTCTCAGTCGTTCACCCCACTACTTGGCAAAGAGATGTTCTTCGAGATGTCCCTGGTGTTGGGAAGGGCCGGGCGATTTTGCTTTGCAAGCAACGGCTGCCGGACTTAGAGCTTGCACCTGGCCGGAGGCAAAAATCTCACGACGGGATTGCTGATGCAGCCTGTCTTGCAATGTGGGGGTTCAAGTCGATGATTGGAAAGATGTAATGATTTGTCAGTGTCGTTGACACGAAAACAGTTTTCGCTATGGATTAGAGACAGAGAAGGACCGATGGAAAGATGAGCGACGAGGCAGGACCGACAGGCGTATTGATTGATGTAGATGAGTGGAAAGCTGTTCGAGACGCCATGGAGGGACCTTGGCCTACACGCTTAGCTGAAATCGACTTAGCGTTTATTGAGCTTGAAACAGGGGCCGTACCGCCACGTCGAAAGCTTATGAAGAGGTGGGGCATTACCGAAAGAAAAGCCCGCACCATCGTGCAGCGACATAAGGCAAAGCGTCCCAAGCTCACTACTGAACCGTCCCAAAAACACACCGTTGAGGACACCCAAGTTATTGGAATCACTACTGTGGACGAGTCAACACCGTCCCAAGTTAATGTGGTTAGCGTCCCAAAACCAAAAGACATATTTGCTGATAAGATACAGCTTGTGTTCAAAGCATGGGAGGTGGCTCAGTTTCAGAGAACGCGCCGCCGCAACAAGCTTACTGCTGGAAGAAAGAAGATAATCAAGTCAGCGCTGACAGCCGGGCACACTGTGGAAGATCTTGTGCTTGTGGTGCGTATGGCCTTTGAGTACCCAGAGGGAGACTACCTCGTCGATAGCTGGAGAAGTGGTGGGTACATGGACATTGCCAACCTGCTCAACCGGGACAAGGTCGATAGGAACGTGACCCTGGCTATGGAGCGATGGGATGGAAATGAATGGGTGTTCAGTGGAAAGAAGCAGCACAGCTTTGAACCCAAGTATCACAAGCTTTGGGAAAACATTGTGTTCTTGGTGGGTGCGTACCCTGACAAGCCAGACACTCTTCATCGAATCCAAAGCGTGAATGAAGCGATGCACAAAGCGCTCGATGTGGTTGGCGGCTGGCGATACCTTGGCTCGCTCCGCCCTGGCAAGCAGCAAGAGCAAATCAAAAACGACTTTCTTTCTGAGGTTCGTTCTGAACTTCAACAACAACGACCGACGCTACAAAGAGGCAACCACAAATGAAGCCATTCCCTAAGAGTATACCAAGCGAGAGGTTTGTCCTTGGCGCTCTACTATTAGACAACACCTTGATTCATGAGGTCCAAGGCGAGATTGAGCCTGAAGATTTCTATAGGTCATCACATAAAGAGATTTACCTTCTGATTCGATCTTGGATTCACAAGGGCAAAAACATTGATGTGATGCTGCTGGTCGACAACTTGATGACGTTAGACCAAAGCCAAAAGTATGGAGATATTCTTGAGGTGATGTCGCTACCGGAAGCGGTTGGCTCAACCATGCTGACGGAGCATCACGCAAAAAACGTGCGTGAGAAAGCGATTCGTCGGCGCATGATCCTTGCTTCAGACAAGCTGAAGCACAACGCAACAGATGGCCAACTGGACATCGACGAGCTTATTGAGCAAGGCCAAAGGGACTTGCTTGAGATCGCTGGCAGACAGCGCGGGGACGATTGGTTCGTGGGGCCACAGCTAGTAGAGCGTGCCCAGACAAGGTGGGAGAAGCTTGCAGAACTCAAGGCAAACAACTGTGTGACGGCTTTGTCCACCGGCTTGGTGGCGCTCGACAATGTTCTGAGTGGGCTGCACCCAGGCCTGACGCTGCTAGCTGCACGTCCATCCATGGGGAAAACAGCCATGGCTCTGAACCTGACAGTAGCAGCATTGGAAAAGCAGGTTCCTGTAGCTTTCTTTTCTCTTGAGATGAGTGCTGACCAACTAACAGATCGTATGGCTTCGTCCTTGGCGAAGGTCAATGCCTGGAACATCAAGACTGGTGACCTCGGATCAAGAGACTGGGACAAACTGGAAGCGGGTGCGTTGGATTTTTTGCACGACTCACCACTATTTGTTTCCGACAAAGCTGGTGTAAGCATTTCAAAGATTACTGCTCAGGCACGCAGGCTGAAGTCTAAGGAGCCCAAGCTCGGCTTGATCGTCATTGATTACCTGCAACTCATTCGCCAACCCAAAGCGGAAAGCATGGAGCAGGGTGTGTCCCAGGTGTCGAGCGCTTTGAAGGTGTTGTCTCGGGACTTGAACGTGCCTGTTCTCTGCTTGGCTCAACTCAACCGTGGTTGCGAGCAGCGCACCAACAAGCGCCCAATGTTGTCTGACCTTCGGGGCTCGGGCTCGTTGGAGCAGGACGCTGACGTGGTCATGTTCCTCTACAGGCACCACTACTACGATGAGCGAGCCGACCCATCAGATGCGGAGATCCTTGTGGCCAAGCACCGCAGTGGGCCGACAGGTACAGTCCATGCAGAATGGAACGCAACCAATCAAAAGTTTGAGGACAAGACTCGCCATGCTCCAAGGGCGGTTGAGTTCGCACAGGTTAAGAGAATCAGGCGCGACCTCGACGACGAGGATAGCGAGCCAACCTGGCTGTGATGGGGCGTGGTCCAATTGGAAGGACGCCCGACTGTTACTCGGGAAGGTGGTGGTTCGAGTCCACCCGCCCCAGCCAGACGCAAAACGGCCCCGGTGGACCGACTCTACCGGGGCCGCAAATGTCAAAGTTGGAGGCAACCAACAACTGACCGTGTCAGTCTAACAGACTTTCTCCAGCCATCAACGCTTTTCAACTAAATAAGGGTTGGTTTCAAGAGGTTCGTCGGGTCGGCCAGGAATCCAACCTCGACGCATGCCACCGCTTTTAGTCGGCCATCTTCCGTAAACCATTCCTGATTCGTTTGCCTTCTTTCTTAGGGCTCTTCTAGGAGAGACAATCTCCATGATGGGAGCACCTGTATTCGTAAAGGCTACGACGGAAAGCCTGTCGCCTATGAAGATTTCATAAGACGCAACAATGCTCGATAGCTTTGGGTCCTCTCTCCAGTTTGCCCAATACTTAGGCCTGCTCGACCTCAAAGGTCACCTCCCCATCAGGCCACAATCCAATGGCGATTGATGGTCCTCCGTTTTGTTTGATGCTTTGTGCCCACTGATGAAGTGCTGGAATAGGTGCAGGCCGCCAACTTTTTCTGTCAGACGGTAGCAAGTAAGTCCTGATCGTTACGGGGTGGAAGTCTGTCTGTCTGGCAAACTCAGCCATTGACTTGCATTCGGAAAGTCTATAAAACTTTTGAGCATATGTTTCTTTTGGTTTAGGTGTAGGTCTTGACATGGTTGTGTCTCTTTTTCCTCGGGTAGATGAGGGTTCATCGTTTGAGGTAATGAATGTAGGTGAACGTGTTTTTGTAGGGAGTCATGTAGCCAAGGTCATTGACCGCGTGTGCCCTCACTGCTATCGGTTTGGACCGCCCTTTCTCCCGCATTTCGAGATTGCTGGCGGCGACTTCAAGGGCCAACGCTGGTGCCCCAAACATCAGTATTTGACTCCTCGAAGGTTTGCGTGTGTGAATGATTGATTGCCTCCTTGTGTATGCGTACACTATACAGTTTCGCTGTTCCCGCCAAGCCTTTGTTTAGCTTTTGCTCCAATGGTTCCGTCCGGCCTGGCCAGTAGCCACATCTCATAAGGAACCCCTCTCTCTTTCCAAGACGCTGAGATCTCAATGCACCACTTGTGTATGGCATCGAATGACCCTGACCCCTTGTTCAAGCCAGACAGGAGCGCAACAACGCGCACCATTGTGCTGCTGCAATCTGCTGCAAAGTCTTTGAGCAGGATGCTGTCTCCCATCTCTTGCTGCACCTTGCGCCAGGACAGCCACGCTTGGACTGCGCCATAATGCCAGGGTGCTGCTGGCACATCCGTTCCGTCAGCGACATTGATCGCTCGGGACTCTGCATTTCTAATAGTGGATCGTCTCATGGGTCGTCGTCTCTGGAAGAGTGAACATCAGCATATTGTTAGAGAGATGAAGCTCGATGGCTTCTCTCGTGCGGAGATCACCAGGGCGTTGAGAGAGTTCTGTGGGCTGACTCAGAAGTCGGCCATTGGTTGCTACCTCTCCGTTGTTCCCCGGCGTCCATGGCCTATCAAGACTGGTTGGCGTAGGATCTCTGCATCGTTCATTGACCAGGCTCTTGATTGGGATGACTTCGATGACGAGGTCTTGGAAGACTTGAGGGTCTTGCCAGAGGACACCCGCTCATTGTCAGACATGCTGTACAACCAAGACGGGCCGCTGTTCCGTGTTCTCTTGTCATCGTCTGACGCTGCCCTTGCCTACCGGGTTTGCCGGAAAAGCAGAAGGCAGAAGTCTGCTGACTTCTCAAACGTCAGGACGATTGACAGGAGAGACACAAAGAAAGCACGGTCTAAGACCGTCAAGATCCTTGAGAGGTACGCCAAGGCACGCACTCAAGAATCCAGGGGCACTGCCTGGGCCCGGAATCGTTAGTCCGTGAACGTGGGTTTTGGTGGAGCGCAGATGCCTGATTGAATCAGGTTGACCGCTGTTCTTCCAAAGGACCCTTGCAGTTGCCAAGCCAAGCCGGTGTCGATCAGTTGCTGCCAAGCGCGAATACGCTCCGCATCAGTTCCTTCGACAAAGCCCTCGGCCAGGCCGATGGCGTCGTGATTAGATAGTGGTTCCATAGTTGCCTCTGTTGTGAAACCGGGGAGGTCGGTCCCCGTAAGTTTTTTATAGGTTCTGTTCTTCTCTTCTTCTGCAATCAGCGCGGCCTCTTGTCCTGTAGAACCGTTGGCCTTCGCTTCCTTGAGCGCTCTCATTCCTTCAGCGTGTGCCGCCTCCAATGCGTGGCTATCAATCTGCTGGCGGTCGAACGTCGGGAACATCTTTGAGTTCCTCCTCGGTAAAGATGGTTGTACGGATTGCCCAAATAATATCAAGGTTCCGCTGAATGTCTTCATCCAGTCTACCCTTTCCTCTAAGGAAAGCCACCTGTCTTTGTAGGCCAGTCATTACAGCCAGCCATTGCAAGTTGGTTAGCTCGATGCTGTTCATGTCTTCTAGCTTGAACCCATTCATTTGCTGCCTCCTGCGGTCAATAGGTCACAGATGTCGCGAAGGGTTTGACGGATGTCATCTACCGATGCAACGACTGATTCCCTGAACTCACGAATGCCTGCCATTTCGGTGAGGATCTCGGAGATGTCATCTCGCATATCCTGCACCTCATGGCCAATCTGGGTGTAGTTCTCTGCCAACGGCCCACCGGGCTTGGTATCGCTTTCCCGCTGCTCCCGTTGTCTTTTGTTGTACCAAGACTTAAGCGCCCCTGCCCCTCGATGGTAATCTGAATCGTGCCACAGAATAGTGGACACCTCCTCCCAAAACTTCAAGTTCTTTGGGTTGGTCTTCACACCAGGGCCAGGGTTCTTTTCAACTCTGTCTATAGCCCGAAGAATGGCGCGGACCTCATCGTTTGTGTAAGCCTTGTTTGGGCTGCTCTTTTTATCTTTCTTTGCCATGATTGCCTCCAATCTTTCGTTGTACATACATTCAACCTCTGACATCTTTTGTTTCATGTCGATGCAATCAATCAAGAAGTCTTCACTCGGGTCGGTCTGTCTTTCCTTTTTTTGTTTTCGTCTATGCTTTTGGTAGTGAATTGAGCACAAGCCCTTCGCTCGGTGCGGCTTATTACAGCCCCTCACGCTGCACGTTAGGTGCCTCATGCTCGGCCTGCCCCGGCCTCGCTTTACTGTCTGCTTCATTTTTTGCCTCCGTTAAACCATTCGGGTAGTCCAGCGTCTGATAGGTGGACAGCAATGGCGGCACCGATACGGGTGCAGCCTTTGGAGAAATCAAGGTCGTAGTGAGAGTTCGCGTGCTTGTGAGCAAACTCATGGATGATGAGGTCAAGATACTTCTCGAAGCCACGCCGGGTACTGACAGCTTGAGTTGGCCAGCGCTTGCCAAGTCGACGCTTGTTTAGCAACACTGTACCTCCTCCGTAGCAAGCGCTATAGCCCCGTGGGTCACTGACCCAGTTCACATGGCAAGTGGTGTTATGCACAAGGGTGTGAAGCTTTTCTGCGTACTCGCTCAAGTTCCTCATGTCTTCTGTCCACTTGTCTCTTGGGATGGTGACATCCTTGCCATCAGCCGCAAAGTCAACGCCAGCGTCCTTGAACTTGGTTGTGGCACTGGTCACGGGTTTATTGTTGCGAATGGTATCGTGTGCCTTCTTTGACCAACTGCCGCCGTAGACTACGGCGTAGCCTTGTGCTGCGGCAGCGGCTGAAGCAGCCGGGTTGGTCGGGTCGTGCATGACTCTCTTCTTCCCGTGCTTCTGATCCAAGACCCTCGAAACTGATTCGGCTTCGATAAAGTCCGACTCCATAGCCTCAGCAACCCAAGCCTGTGACGCTTCTTCCTTAGTCAACAAGTCGCGGGTTGCATTGAGAACAAGAGCGCAGAGCTTCCGACTGTAGGCTGGAGTGACTGAGTCCCTCTCCATGTTCAACGGAACCTTCTGCTTGACGTTGATGTGGTACTTGGTCGGGTTCTCCACAACGGGAATCCCAAGCTCGTAGATCATCGGTGTCTCACCGTCGAGGGTCTCGTAGACTTCGATGGTTGTCTTGCGGCTCGTTCGAATGAGGTCGCCCTCATCGTTCACGACAACTGTTGGCATCGACTCCTTGAACTCACTGAGTGAATCTCGCGTCACCAGTTCCTCACCATTGACTGTAGTGACAAAGCCACTCGGAGCGACAAAGGTGTGGACGTGCTCGGTCATCATAGCCAGCACTTCTTTCGAAGCCCTGAACTCAGCGGTGACCTTTGAGCCCTCCTCTGTCTTGCGGCGCAGTCGTTTACGCCCTCCCTCTTTTGAGAAGGAGTACCCACCAGTGGTTGTGAGGATCTCCACGGACCCGCCAGTCTCGATGCAGTGCGCGATAACCAGCTTCTCTCCCATGTTGAACCGACCACGAAGGTTAGCGTTGCCCTTCTTGTTTGACTCAGCGAACAAGGTGTACGCATGGCTCAAGTCGAGGAACCCGTCAGGGTCATCGTCGACGATGGTGATGCGGCCCTTGCCGTGGCCTATTGACTCAATGGTCATAGTCACCTTGGAAACCTGCTGGTCCCAGGCGTTTTGGATTAGCTCAGTGGGGATCCAGTTGAGCCCGTTGCGGGACGTAAGCTTGCTTAGCCCCTTTGTAGATACTGTTAGAACTGGCGATGCCATTAGTTGCCTCCTTGAATGTATTTGAAATGATTCTCTTGAACCTTCGCGTATTCGTTAGGTTCATCGTGTAGCCATACCACCCAAAGGTGGAATGGATAGGTCCACTGCCCAAGCAGTGTCCCTACCTTTCCTTTGTGCTCACCGTATGTGATCTCAACAAAGGGTTTCTTGTCCAGTGAAGTGCAGTGGATGAAGTTGTCAGGGTTGTACTCGTCGAGTTCCATCACTCTTCCTCCTCCTCTTCTTCCTCAACAGGCCATGTGCCAGCCTCCATTGCCTCTCGGAAGAAATACTGGGCCATGCAGAGTTCGTGGTCGTCAAGCATGCGAGCGTCTCTTCCCTGGTAGTGGTGCGAAACGTAGTTCAAGAACTCATTCGCCTCGTCGTGGTCATCAAACACTGGGCCGAATGCGGTCCCAGTGGTTGTGCAAACAAGCACAGCACCTTGCTCTGTTTCAACAGCCATCACTCCTCCTCACATTCGGTGACGTGTCCACCGCTACAGCTACCACCGTGGTATGCCTCGACCAGCAGGGCAGGATGTTCGACATCAAACTCTACCGAGGTCCCGCATTCTTGTTCGCTTGTCATTTCATGGGCAAGCTCGATTGCCTTCTCTTTCGAGTCGGCCTCGACCTCGACGATGACGAACACAGTGTGCTCCATTTCAACATGATAGGTCGCCATTATTCACCTCCTTCTTCTTTGCGTGGTTTGAGCTTACGCTCAGTGGCCTCGGCTGGAGCCTCGGCTGGGGCAGGGAACAGGGCCTCGGCCTCGGCGCGAGTCAACTCACGTTGCTCGATCACCAGCCCTTCGCTCTGAACCTTGACCACACCCTTGACGTTGATGGGTGGTAGACCTTCCTTCACAATCCTACGGACTGTGGAGAGGGCCTCGTCCAGGCCGTACTGCTCTTCGAGCAGCTTTGCCGCGTCCTTATCCATGGTGTGAGCTTCCTTGAACAACTTGATAAGCGTCCGAGTAGAAGACTCTTTGGTGTACCCTGCATGCTTGAGCATGAGGGCCAACACCCTGGTGTAAGGAATGCGTGCTGTACCAGCCCTCGGGCTGGGGTCCTCGGCCACGTCAACCTGTACGGTTCCGTGGACGAGCACAGGCACATCGTATGAACCTGCTTCCAGATTGCTACGCGCTGCCTTGAACGTCTTGTCGTTGATAAGTTTACCGATTGCCACGATGAGCAAGTCGGTCATGTCTTGGGGGGGGATAGATTGTCCCATAGTTATGTTGCCTCCGTGGATACATAGTAACCACGATGTTTATGTTTGAGTGTCACGAAATGTCACAGCATGTCACAGCATGCTGTCTTCTACGATTATCGGTTCTGTTTTCTCCTCCATCATGAGTTGTCGGTACATGATAAACGGTTGAAGTTTCACGGGTTTATTCTCTCCTCCGTTGTGATTGACGCGGGTGCATCTGATGTCTGGCAGGTTGGTCAGCGGTCCCAGGTGGTCGCAGTTGATGTCGAACACATAGTCCGCAAAAACATACCGTTCGTTTGAGACTACACCTATGTTCTCTACACTTAGTGGACGCCTCTTGTTCTGCTGCTGGCATGCCCACACCACCCACCTTGTCGCAAGGATTGTTGGGCTGGTGAAGCGGGGCTTTGTTTGCCCCTGGTAGAGATCGACCATGAACTTCAAGAGCATGTCGCCCACCGTCCTGGCGTCTCCACCTTCGGGTAGCCAGTGGCAGACCTTTGCATAGGTCTCCACCCCTACGTTGAATCGCACAAGGTAGACCTTTGTCATGGCTTCTTCCTTTCGCGTGGGTCTTTGGGCAGCAGTTCCCAGATGTCTGGTTCGTACTGCACAAAGGTTTTTTGTCCAGGCTCAAGGATCTTCTTAGACTCCACCCACTTTCGTCGGTGTGTCGGGTTGAGTTTTTTGTCTAAGAGTTTCATTTGAACCCCCCGTCATTCATCGATGGGGGCTCCTGCATCTGCTCACTGAGCCTATCCATGTAGTCATTCGTCCATGCATAAAGAGCCCGCTCGATCAGGATGGCTGCTCGCTTGCTTGGAACCTTCGTCAGGAATCCCTTGCGAGTGCCTTTGTCGTATGGGACAGGGGTTGCAAACTGTTCTGCCGTGATGTCCAGTACCTGCCCGCTCGGGTCGATTAGATACCAGTGCGGCGCACCTTCGTGACGGACAAAGCAGGGCGTGTACCCTGCATCCTTCCCGCCAAGCAAGTGGTAGGCCGCCTCGGATGCGACGTAGCAGTGGCCTGTGACGGGGCAATCGCTGCCCCGCCAAGGCTCACGCCTCAAGTCGTCGCTTACTTCAAGCGCATCGAGTAGTGCGTTCATCATTGCTTACCTCCAATCATGTGCATGATTGAGATGGGAGCATCGACAAGGTCACGGGGATGCATGTCGTCCATGCCCCATGGTGCGTCCTCGTAGCCCCGGACTCGCTCTTGAGTTGACTTCGAGATGATCCGCAGCAGCCTGTAGCCGTCGCTATCGTAGTAGTCGTTCGACTCGCATGACTGGTACTCAAGGCAGCCGATGGCCTTGAACATCTCGCCTGGTGTGAGAGGGTTGACCTCAAAGTATTGGAGCAGCTTGTCACGGAAGATGTAGGTGTCGTCGCCGCCACTGACCCGTTCGTGGTCGTGGTTGGGGTAGCGAGTGTCAAGACTCCTGACGTTCTCCTTGTCAAGGATAGTGACGAGCAGCCTGCCTTCATCCATGAAGGAGTTGGAAGGGTCCTCAAAGGTGTATTGGCGGTACTGGCGGGTGCCGATGTAGCTCCCGACGATAGCGCATAGGTGGGTAAGGGTGCATTGAAATGCTGACATGGTTGCCTCAATAGTTGTTAGTCGGTTGAAAGATGGGCAGTTTCGTGACGTGCCCAGGTCTTGCCTCACGTTTTGTTCAGGCCAGCCTGACTGGCATGACCACTGCTGACACAAGCCTCTCCACGTTTGTGACCAGGATTGGTCCGAGTGGATCGGTTGGCTTCTGGGTGACGGTGATCTCTCCATCGCCTACCCACTTGAGTGCGGCGTTGAGCAGTACAGCGTTCACCCCTGCCTTCTCATGGTGCAGCTTCTGGATAGGCCAGCCGTGTTGGTCGAGGATCTCAGGGTTGATACCCAGGGTCTGCTTCTCCCATGAGGGTCCAGTCGCGGCGTGGACATCGGCGTGGGTTCGAAGCCACTCATCATGGCGCTCGCTTCCAATGAGGTCGAGTGCGATGCTGCCATTGGTCACTGCAATGCGCGGTGCGTTGAATCCTTTGGCGAGCATAAGCCCTCCGATTCCCGTGCTCTTGAACGTGAACCGCTTCAGGCCCAGGTCCTTTGGGTTCCACACCCTTTCGCTTTCCCGCTGACGGATAAGCTCCTCAGCGGCCTGTCGGAATGCGCGGGCCATTGCGGTCCCGGCTCGGTTGATTGTCTTGTCATGGTTGAACATGGTTGCCTCCGTTTGTTCATAGTGTAAGTAGCATAGCTACGGTTTGTGAGTTGTCACGGTATGTCACAACTATTTGAATGCAGCCTGCACCACCCGTCCTTCCGGGCTGATGACTGCGTGCAGTGTCCAGCCTGGTTTCGGTGTGGCCGTCTTACTGTTCGCCTGCCTTGTCCACTTGAGGATCATGACCAGGCACACGTTGCCTGAGTCATCCATTGCTGGTGTGTCCCAGTTGATAGCGCTTGTGCCTGTGTCCTTTCGGTACGAGTCCACTAAGGCGGTGATGATCTTTTCCTGGGCTTTGGTCTTACCCATAGATCACCTCCCCAAAGCAAGCCATCTGGATGATGGCGTCGGCAATGTCGGAGCCGACATCGCTACTGTCTCCCTCTGCTACCAGTCTTCTGATTGCGGACATGTAGTAGTCGTTGAGCGGTGCCTTCACGAACAGGTCGAGCGCGGCCTGCTCTACCTTCTCTCGGGTCAGGCTGTACGATGTTTCATCATCATCCGAATCGATGACAAGGTAGGACTTGTATGCCCCGTCCTCGCCCGTGTTGTCGATGGCTCCAGCCATGGCCCAGTAGCCAATGCCGTAGCCTGCCATGTCTACGATGCCTTCGTAGTCGTCTTGTGACAGTTCAAAAGTGATTGCTGATGTCGCCATCACTCACCTCCTTCTTCGGCTTTGTTGGGCCGGTCAAGATTGTTGTAGTGGACATAGAGTTGCGTGCGAACATCGCGCTTCCCTGTCGGATCGAACACCGTCCACTTCTCGTAGTGCGAAGACCAGCGGGTGATGTCCATCGCTTGGCGCTCCTCGTCACTCAGGGCATCCCACTCCTCTACGGTGTATCCCTCATCAGTCCCCTGTGGAGTTTCAACCCACGTCGTAAGACCTGTGAACTCAAAGCCACAAGCCTTGACCTCTTCGTGCAGTTCTTCAAGCACCTCCGTTTGGTGCCTCCCGCCCCATGGGAGTCCGCCGTCTCGCACAAGCAGATGGATGGTGACGCTCCCGCAGGGGTGAATCATGAGTGAAAGCACTTTAGTGCCAGGGTTTGTCAAACTCGCAATGACTTGCGTTGGTTGCTTCTCAGCTTCCATTGTTGCCTCAGTGTTGTTGTTGTTGTTGTCGGTCAAGTTCTTGTCCTACGATATACAAAACGAAACGAATCGGGTTTAGCGGACAAAGAAAGTTTATTTTATTTTCGGCAGGCTCTCAGTCCCTCATCGAGATGATGAAGCAGAACACTGCCACCAAGAGGAAAGCACCTGCCAGGGTGTCCAAGATGACATGCCCTTGCTGGGCTGGCTGGTCAATCATCTGGTATTGGATCTTCATAGATATACCGTGGGATCTTAGAGTATATATATATAAATTAATTATCTAACTAATAGCTTTTGAGAGTAGAGGGGAGTGTGAGGGGAGAAGAGAACTTTGATTCCCGCTCTCGCTCTCCGTTTGGACGGTGACCAAACAGGAACCTAATGATTCCAGACGGTTGGCCACCGCCCTTGGGACGCCTGTCCTCCCCTTGGGACGGTTGCGCTTCACACTTGGGACGCTTTGTTTCATGCACCGCAGTCATTTCAATGGTTTACGATTGTCTTTTGGGACACTATCGTCTCGCGACTGGGACGCTTTGTTACCACGCAGCCAATGAGCAAGTGCTCGTGCAACGATCTTCTCAAGGGGGGAAGGCTTACTCACGTTCTTGTTCCTCGATTGACTTGATGAATCCATGTGCCTCACTAACAGCCCAAGCAAACACAAGTATCCACAAGACTTGAAGTGTGAGCCAGATCATTCCTCACCTCCTTTGAATGCTGGTTGGTATGAGTGAATGACAATCCAAGTCGTGTCGTGGTTGGTCCATCCTTTCAGGAAGGCCTTGCCCCACAGCATGAGGGCGGCCTGGTCTGAGTCCAGGTTGTGGACCACTTCAAACCTGGCCACGGGGCTTGGCTCTCCATCGACAGGCCACGTCGTGTAGCATCGTTGCAGTTGTTCGCACCCGACTTGGTCGGGCAGGTTCTCCAACTCTGCGATGTAAAGGTGGGACACCTTGTCGACTGGTGCTTTGTATTGACTATTCATTAGTTGCCTCGGTGCCCATTGCTGGGCGTGTGTTGGGTTCTAAGGTGGGGGTCAGGGCTTGGGTAGGGGAATGCCTACCCTCACCCCTTGGTCGCCGTTAGAGGGCATTCTACGCGCTCTCGCTAATGGTTGGCGCGGTAGCCTGGTTTGCTTTCTCCCATGCTACTTCTGCCTCTTCTTCTTCCAAGCACTCCTCGCACATGAAGGCATCGCCTATCGTAATCGATGGACTGAGCCACTCACGATTGAAGAGTTCACCGCATCCGTCGCAGCATTCGGCGCAGTCTTCGCAGACATCGCCTTCCTCTAAGGTTTCGAACCAGCCCTCGCATTGCTCGCACTGTTCCCAGTCACGGGGGATAGGTTGCTCATAGGTGGCCCTGAAGCAGGCCTCGGTGTACTCATCGCATAGGTGTCGGTCGCTCATGGTTGCCTCCAAAGGTTGGGGTCGTCGGGTAGCACTTCAAGCACATCGTCGCCCCAGTTGTTCCAGATGTCCCGCACACTCTCGACCTCGCACCGTTCAAGGCGTCGGACAATCAGTAGGGAGCCTACTCCGTTGCCGTTCCGGCCTGAGTGTTTCGCGTTGCCGCTACCGAATCGGTTCACTTGAACCATGAAGCCAGCATCGGCCAGCCTGTCGGCCAGTGCCTCGCGCTCCTGGTGTGACATGGGAAGGTTCTCCCCGGTTAGCAGGATGGGAAAGGTGTCGGTCATAGTTGCCTCCAGTGTTAGCTGTTTGTTTATACTGTCGCAGTGCGACTATGTCTTGTCACGAAATGTCACGGGTCAGTAGCCCATAGCCTCGGCGTACTGGTCGTAGTGTCGAGAGCTTTCATACTCCTGCCAGTTCGGCCAGCCTGGGTCGTCCTCGTACTTGTTCACCCATTCGGTGCCGGTGTGGACAGTGCCGTCCGGGTCAACCTCTTTCCATTCCTGCCACTTGCCACCCAGGTAGCGTTGTGTGGTCCTGGCTTTCATCTCAGACCAGGGGCAGAAGTCCACACTCTCGGATGAGATCTTGCCATCGCAGTCCTTTCCGTAGGTGTAGTAGGTCCGGTAGACTCCCTCGATGTCAGCATCAAAGGTGACGCAGCCTCCTTCGTAGCCTTCATCGGTGGGTTGATGCCACCCGTGCTGGATGGTGTCGCCGGGTTTCATAGTGAGGATCACCTCGCCGTCGTTTATCCATGCTTTGAATCTCATTGTCATTCTCCCTCGTAGCCCTGTGACCAGGGCGAGTAGCTGGTGTCCCACCCCTCCTCTTCAAGCTCCTCCTGCACCTCATTGGCGAAGTCGTAGAACTTTCTGATTCGGTCGTAGCTGTTGCTCAACAAGACCTGCTCGGCGCGGTTCAGACACTCGTCTGCTCCGTTGTCGAAGGCCAAGTCGATGTTCGAGACCATGCCCATCAATCCGCTGATGAGTTCACCGAATCGGTGGTGGTCTTCAAAGTAGATCGCTTTCAAGTTCTTCTTGTTCATTGGTTGCCTCGTTGGTTGGTTAGAGTCCAGGTTGGCGAGCGTCGGCAGCAGCACACCAGATGTCTTCTGGTACGCAGCTATGGTGAGCTACAATCCACCCACGGTCATCTTGCCCGACGAGCGAGCCTTGCCTTTCGCCTACCCTGCGCTTGCAGTAGCGGCACCAGCCTGCGAATTTGTTGCGTCGGAACGGGGTCTCACGGTCGATGCGGTTCATTGGTTGCCTCTCAGGTTAGCCAGCGTTGAAGCTGGCAATGATCACAGGGTTTTCTGGGGTGAAGTCAGCGACTCCGATCTTGGTCACCTCAAGTTGCTCCGGGTCGTCAACCCAGCCGTGGTACATGCCAGATCGTGGCTCAGTGGTCCCGTCTTGGAAGACCATCACCCATCCTGCCTTCTGGGTGCGATCCCACTTGCGGTCATCCCACTCGTGGTAGGGGCCGGGGTAGGTGTATCGAGCCTCGGTTTCATCGGTCGCAATGACGACGAATGAATCCCATTCATCGTAGCCACCGTTGTCAAGCCTCTTTACGAGGTAGATGTTCTTGCTGTTCATTGTTGCCTCTCACTTAGAAAGACGATGCCCGCCCTGGTAGGCGGACAAAGTCTTTCAGTTTTTTTTTGATAGGCTCGCAGCCTATCGTTTTTATGCGGACACCACGGTCATCACCGCTGGGTTGGGTCCGAAGTTCCACACCAGTCCGTGCTCGGTAAGCACATCGAAGATTCTGTTCCAACCTTCGATGACCTCGGTGCCTTCGTAGGTCGGGTTGGGGATGTAGTCCTCGGTGAGGATCACCACCAGCGCATCCGGTTCCCACTGGCTGGGGTCCTCCTCTCCGAGGTAGGTGCGGTGGATGATGGCTGCACGCACTTGCTTTCTGAGGTGGGAGTGAGTGAGCGGTGAGCTACCGTCCTTGGTATCCAGTCCAAGGTCCGCAGCGATGCGTTCACCGAACTCGTTGTAGATGGCCTGCCTTACTTGGAGCAGCGTGTTTAGTTTATGGATCGATGGTTCAATCATTGGTTGCCTCGCTTGTTGAAAGTGGTGGGGGCATCGCACCCCCAAGGACCGCTCGTGTCTTCTTGCCAGTGGTCTGTAGGCGGGTAGGGATCATCCGGTGTAGACCATCCCTGCGGTTTCAAGGGCTTCTCGAAAGCCACCCTTCATCACTGAGCAGCCTTCTGCATACTGGGATGACACCAGCCAGATGTCCTGGTCAACAAACCAGAACAGGATGGGCCCTCGCTCGTAGTTGCAGGTGACCTCCCAGGCGGGGCCGCTGATCTCCTTGTAGCGGTAGTCGGGCGCTCCCCATGGGTCGGTGTAGTATTCCTTGACTCGCCTCTCCTCCTTCGGGTCGAAGCTCACATAGCAGGAGTCGTCTGGCATGCCTGCCTCTTTGGCGTTGGCACGCCATTCTGCTGCTACATGCTCGATCTTTTCCGGGGTAGGTGGTTTCCACTTCATGGTCTATTCTCCTGCGTTGTAAACGTGGTAGCGCCCATCCAACTCACGTTGGACGAACAAGGTTGCCCAGGCCGGGTGGTGGTCACAGAATGTGATCGCTTCCCTGAGCGTCAAGAATGCTTTGATTGAATCCATGGTCTACTCCCCCACTTGGTAGGTGAACTCAAGGTTCCCCCAGGTCAAGCGGGCTTCAAGCTCCGCGCGTCGACGTGTCGCAAAGCGACCGCCAAGGTTCTTGCCATTGAGAATCGCTTCCCATCTGCCGTGTCGTGAAATGATCGTGATCATTGTTGCCTCTTGGTTGCGGATCTATTAGATCCATTGACTGTATACTCAATAAAGGATCTATATATGGTGTGTGTGTTTATATATAGATCCTTGGATCAGTATAGAATCCAGGGGTTAGGTAAGGGTTAGTGGTAGGGTCAGTGTGTAGAGCACTGTCAATGCAATGGCCATGGGGTTGCCTCCTTAGTTTCGAGTTGGATGATGTCGGTTGTTTCACAGATGACTTGGGCCTTGGCGTAGGCAGCCTTGGTCGCTATGCCCCAGGCAACTGCATACAGCAGGCCAGTGCGGACAGTAGGGTAGCCACCCAAGTGGTTCCAGGTTTTCAAGGTGTACATCGTTCTCCTTGTGGATAAGCCTGTGGATAAGTCAGGCGGGTTGTTGACAATCTCAGTCTCAGTCAGCCTGTCAGCGTGGTGCTGCTCAAGCTCACGGAGACCGGCAGGACACCCTTAGTAGAGTGCCTGCTGGTTGCCTCCATTCCCCCCCACTGTTCCTCGGGGTGCCAGGTGTCATCGTGACCTACTCGGACTTGGATGCACCGCCCGTCAATGGGCCGTGGGGGTCGTTCACCGCAACACATCCAGGCTATTTGAGGGTCTTCGCATGGTCGCTCGCCTCGCGGATCGGTCTCTTGCTTGCGTGTTCCTTGGCGTCGGGGCTCCTTGCAGGCACCGACCCTGTACTATGGCAAGCTCAACAGCAGCCCATCCTATGCCCCCTTCTCAGGGAGTCCCTATCACTATGGTGACCAGGGGGAGTGGGCTTTCACTCCTAACTCAGTCCGGCTTCCCTGCTCGAAAGCAGCATCCGGCTCGATGTGTTCAGCTTCTGTGCGCTACTGACTGCGTGTCTGGTCCCTCTCTACTTGCGGGGCCCGGTCTCTCACTTCTCGCCTACCCTTGCGGGGGTCTGGTACTCGGAGTGCTTAGGGGCGATCCGGCTTACGATAGCCAGGGTGCCTTGCAGTGTTCGCGATGTCAAAGAGCGTCACTCACCCCCCGTAGGGGTCCGGTTCGTCGCCATGCTTGCGAGCCCCCCGGATATGGGGTCCATCTCTGAGCACTTCTCCGAAGAGCGCCGCCGTAGCTCAGGTCCTGCACCCCAGTTGGGGTTGGAGCAGCCTGTCGAGATGAATCATTGATGAGTGATTGAAAGAGCGTGTCGAGTGGGGTGTTTCCCAGCGACACAAGGATTGTATCCGGTCTGCTTACACTGTCTAATCGATGTACTGCGAGGAAGTTGGGCTGTAAACCCCTGGAATCATTGAATAAAAAAAATGCATTTTATTTGATTTTATTTTTGGTGCAGGCTCCCCGTCTATCGTTTAGCTTTTTTTCTTGTGTATTCATTTGCAATACACTCAAGCCTTAGTTATCATACACACATGAACTTGATTCTCGCCTTTGCTGCTCTCGACGCCGGGTCCCCCCGGCAACGGGCCCGGTGCGCCAAGACTGGACGATTCGTCGCCTGGTCCAAGGCTGCCCCGCTCCGTCGTGCTGTGGCTGGTCAGGTCTTGTTCGTTCCCCAGTCCCCCGCTGAGGCCCCCCAGGTCCCTGCCCCTGTGGCAGTGATTGACGAGGCCCCGGTAGTGGGGGGGGATAGCCCAGTGGCTGCTGCTGCTGCTGCTGTAGTCGATGGTGCTCGTCACCTGGTGGCTGCTGCTGGTCGCTGGTTCAGCCGGGCTGCTCGGTTGGCTGGGGCTGCTGCCCTTGCCGCTACCCTGGCCGCAGGTGCTGGCTGCATCGATGCCACCCCGGTCCAAGGTAGGTCAACCCTGGTCGACGGTCCCCGATCCGCGCATGGGGGTGCCCCATGACGTAGCAGCGGCGATCCCCTTGACTCGCACGGCCCCACCCGCATCGGTGGCGGGGTGCCGACCTCTGATCCCCGGGGGTGGGGGGGGGAGGCCCAACAATCGTCGCGGTGAAGCCCGAGGGAGGGGGGGGATAACCCATATAGGGTTAATTATGAGCGTTTACGCATAGCGTTCATCAGTTCGAGCCACTCAGGCATCTTCACAAGCTTTAGGCCACCATCGAGGATTGGAAGAGGCTCTGGAGAGTAGTGAGCGTGCGTAATCGTCGAAATCCAGGCCAAAGAGCCATTGTTGTTGCGTTTAGGCCGCTGTAGGCGTCTTCTAAGCGAGAAGTTCAATGGACCCCAAGCAGGACAGTTGGTGTGCCATGGATGAGCCATTCTGCCGACTGTTCCACCGTGTTTTACCAGCCAATCGCGACCAATAGTGTTGCGTATACTGTCTCTGCTCACACACCAGGCTCCTGTGTGCGATTTGTTGGACTTATCCATAAGGTTATCCATACCTCTCCAATACCTACAAGTAGAGCAGTTTTTGCCCTGTACACGGTTGGCTTCGCGAGGATCTAAGGGGTCATTTGGCGATATTTGCCACCAAACCACACCAATAGAGCGCCAACGGCACTTTTTCGCCTGTCTTGGACGCAAACCAGCAGCCCAGCGACGAACGTCATAAGCACGCTCTAAGGCTCCGTTTTGAGCCATTACACGCACCAAAGGGCCAACAATCTTCTCCACATAGCGCTCTTTGGACAGCGTCATGGGTGGTGCAGCGATGATTCTGCGTGCGTTGACGACCTCATGGACTTCAAGGCCAAACTGGCGAGCAAGCTTGGCGTCAGGCCACATGCCAAGCAAGGCTATGAAGTCTTTGGTGCCTGCTTTGGCCTCAAGCTCGTCCAAGAATGAGTGGATGACATCGTGATGGTCAGCGCAGACCCAATCAACGTAAGGTCTGTCGTGACGAGTCCGATTGTTAGCGAACTCTTTTGCCCACTTACGAACCTTCAGGCGCTTCTTCATCGAAGACCTGCTTGACCCTAACCTCGACGATGACTCGACTTACTTCAGGGTGATCAATCAAAACGAGAGAGTCTCGAAGCCTTGTGACCACTTCATCAGTGATGTCACTCATCTTGTTGACTGTCTTCATTGCTGAGCGAGTAACAGAAGGCATTATGCCCAAATCCCTTCTTCTGGCACAATGACATCAAGCCAAGCCATCGTAGCGCCAACCAGGCGTAGTTCGAGGCTTACTTGAAGAGCATCGAGAGCTTCATCGACGCTGTTTCCTTCAGCCACGACCTCATCATCCTCAATGAGCGCAAAGGTTCCGTCTTCTCGTTCTTGGAGAAAGAAACCCTCTGCAAGGTGAACAGTGTTTATGTCTTCCTGTAGTGAGTTCATTTCTTTCCTCCCTTCTTCTTGCCTTTGCATTTGTAAACCGGCATGTTCTCTCCTTATGATTCTCCGTTCTCACCAGTCCAGATGACCTGTTTGTCTTCATCGAGACCCAAGTCATCCATGTAGAATGGATCAAATTTGCTGGTCGTATCGGTGACATCGTAGACGACATCATCGAGTACGCTTGCTGGATTGTGTTGAAGCTCTTCAATCACAGTAGCGAAGGCGTCTTCGACATCATGAGACTCGACAGCGAGCCTGATGGTGAATGTGAATAGCTTGGGTGTTTTTTCGCGCATTGTCTTGGTAGAAGGATAACGCATTTAGTCACCCTTCTTTGCACCAAACAACGATGGAGTTGCATCAAAGTCTTCTTTGAGCTTCCAGTGTTTGGGAGCATTGTGAAAGGCACAAACGGCTTTCCATTCTCCTTGTCGATTGACAACGACATCAGAGAGCCGCTTGCAGCCTTCTATTTCACATTCGCCTGGCTTGTCATCAGCCATCGTACTGATCGAAATGCCACGAGAAAAACTTCTTACTGTTTTTCCCATCACCTTGTCTGAAGACCAAGATTGCCGAACCCTTCGGTGCGCTTGATGCTTTCGAGCCATCTTCACGCAAGAACGGGACACGGCCTTTCATCAGACGAATCTGGTCAGCTTGCCAAGCCCAGTTGTGCCACCAAATGGTATCGGTGCAAGCCATGACGAGCATGACAACCGTTTTCCCTTTGAGTGACTCTTCCCAACCTTTCCTGACCCAATCACCAACGCTTCGACCGTAAGGAGGATTGACGAAGATGCTTTGACCTTCCCAGTCTTCTAGAGCGAGAGCATCGGTACGAGAACCATCTTCATGGTCAGGACCGTAATAGCTGTCGAGAAGAGCAGTATGTTTTAGGGCAGCAGCATCGAGTTCGAATCCAAACTCACGGTTGAGTCGATCAAACAGAGGCTTTGGCGTTCGCCAAGTGTCATTCTCTGATGAGTGGATTGCTTTCCAAGCTGGAGACTTCTCCGCTTTCTTTGGAGCGGCTTTAGCCTTTGGCTTAGCAGGAGCCTTTGCTTTGGCCTTTGCGGGTGCTTTGGCTTTGGCTTTTGGCTTAGCGGCTGGTTTCTTGGCTGGTTTCTTAGCAGTTGGCATCGTATCTCCTTAGAACGGAACTTCTTCGTCCCAATCGTCATCTACATTAACAGATTCGGGTGTATACGAAGCTTGTGGCTTCTTGTAGGAGTTGCCTTGAGAATCGCCTTGCTTGGTGTTTTTAGCCAAGAACTGTACTGTAAACGCGACAATCATAGTGTTTGAGCGTTCCTGACCGTTCTTGTCAGTGTACTTTTGGGTCTCGATACGCCCTTCAACGAAGACCGTTTGCCCTTTAGTGCAGTATTTGGCGAGAGCTTCGCCGGTTTTACCGAAAGCAGTGCAGCGATGCCACTCTGTTTTCTTTTCCCCACGCGAAACAGACGTGGTTGCTACGGAAAAGCGACAGTAAGACGTACCGCTTTTGCCAGTTTGAAGTTCGGGATCGGCACCGAGGTTGCCGAGAAGAAATGCTTTGTTTACCATTTTGGTTTACCTCCACCGAAAAGCTATCACATGGTGCAAAGTATGCACCCAGCCCGTGACAAATCGTGACATTTCCGGTAGTTTGGAGACATGGAAGATGTAAAAGAGAAGCCTTTGGTTTTCGATGGCGAGCCGATGTCTGCATTGTTGAACGGACAGCTTGTGAAATCGGAGCCGAACGAGGTCATTAAGCGAGAGGCTGAGGAACTTGTAGGATTCACGCCTACAGAACGCATGGAAGTGATGCAAGCTATTGCTATTACATGTGAAGAACAGGGCCTTGGTTACTTGAGAGACTGGATAAAGTCGGCCCGGAGTCATGATTTCTTCCGAAAAGAGGCCTTTTCCATGAAGGAATGGAACGAATGGGTTGAAATTAAGGGGTTTAACGGGTGGTTTTACGGTGGATTTCCGCTTCCCAGAACGATGTCGAAAGAGGATATTGAGGGCTTAGATGCGCTATTTTGGGACCAAATGCGTACAATGATGCGTGATGGGGACACGAAGGTGATGGATTTGTACGCGAAGATCACGGGTAAGACCGACCGAGCGCCGGAAGAAGCGGAGACCAACACCGAGATTGTTGAGTGGCTGCAAGTGAATGCTGGTTCGGTGGGTTGGAAGTCTGTTCGGAAGTTGAAATGAAAGGCGTATCCACCGCGATGGTGAATCGCTTGATGGAGTTGGGCAACGACCCTGTCGAGTTTATCAGTCGACTGAAGATTATCGACAACAAGGGAATGGAGCGTTTCTTCAACGAGCCGTTCTTAGAGCAGCAGATTGCGTTGTCTGACTTCATGGCTGGTCATCAGACGATTGTTCACTGCAAGCCACGTCAGATTGGTGACACGACAGTGGGTTGTGCTTGGAACTTTACCTATGGGTATTGGTCAGCCGACCCTGTACGAACATTGATTGTAGCGAACGACCACGATGCGACCGATTCGATTTTCCGAAGGCTGAAGTATTTCCACGACAGTCTTCCGAGTGTGATGAAGAGACCGATGGCGAGGTCGAACCGAAAGGAGATGGAGTTCTCCGACACGGGTGTGATGTTCCGATGCCTGACTGCTGGTGGTCGAGGGCACGGTCGTTCATTTACCTTTCAGCGGCTGCACGCAGACGAGGTAGCCTTCTGGCCGAACGCCGACGACGTGTGGGCCTCAGTGACCTCTACGCTCCATGACGGGCCACACAAAAGTATTTTTGTCACGTCTACACCAAACGGACCCGGTAATCTATTTCACAGGAAGGTACTCGATGCACAGAATGATCCAAATGCTTGCTTTCGGTTCTTTCGTTGGGCTGATCATCATGCGTACAGCCTTGAGCCGCCAAAAGACTGGGAGCCCACACAAGAAGAGTGGGACCTCAAAGAGTTGCACGACCTTAGTATTAACCAACTCTACTGGCGTAATCAGAAGATCAGTGGCGCGGACGGTATTGGTGCGGACAGGTTTCGGAAGGAGTACCCCCTTACCGTTGAAGAGGGGTTCATGGAGGTCAGCGGTTCGTGGTTTAACGTCGCGTACCTGAACGAAGTCATTTGCACCTTACGTCCACCGGACCTTTCTAAGGAACTTCGGATACATAAACAGCCCCAAACAGGAGTTGCATACGCGATTGGAGCCGACCCGAGTTGGGGAACAGGTAACGATTACGCTGTTGCACAGGTTTTGAGTGAGGATGGAGAGCTTGTAGCGACGTTTACAACGAACAAAAGAACGCCAGAAGACTTCGCAATGCGAGTTGGAGAGCTTTCTTACTACTACAACAAGGCCAGGGTGCTGTGTGAATACAACACAGGTGGTGGTGGACCCGTTGTAATCCAGAAGATTCGAGAGATGGGCGTGCCATTGTGGTTCGATCCACAGACCGGGGACCACTTTAAGATGACTGGAGGGCGATCCTCAGTGGGTAAGAAGACCCAAGTTTATAGTCATTTAAGGTATTTAGTCGATGGTGACGGCCTGACCCTGACAGATTTGCCGACCGTTCAGCAGTTAATGCACATCCGAGAAGAAGACGGAAAGATTGAAGGTCGAGACGGATACCATGACGACTTGGCAGATGCGCTGGCGCTCGCAGCTTGGAATGCGAAGAATCTTCCGCGCCCCGTAAGCTTAGGAGCCTTTCCCTTTAAACGCAGGAGAAAAGCACTGCCTCATCCGTTCGGAGTGTGATAGCTTCTCTTACATAGGAGTTTCAAATGCCCAACAAACCGAAAACACCTCGCCCTAGTTTTGCCGTTCCTCTTGATCCTGCCGCAGAAGCTGCCGCAGAAGCCGCGCAGAGTCTGCGTTTTAATCCTGTCCCAGAATCGAGGCGACAGGATCAACGGAACCAAGAGCGGATGGATAGGGCCCGCCGCAGTGGTGAACAGGCGAGTGCTGGCTTAGCCGTAGCGCCGGTTGGTGGTGCAGGCCTCAGCCGTTCTCACCGTGCTGAACGGGAAATGTCTAACTTGGAAATGCTCGGAAGGGCCCGCCAAAACGAAAGGGGCCGCCTCAGCCGTTCTCACCGTGCTGAACGGGAACAGGGCCTACCTCAAACTGCGGCTGAAATAGAGGAGTACAACCGTCAGGTTCGCATATGGAACCAACAAAACCCAAACTCAAAATACAAGAAGCAAGAACTGTTCGTTCGCACCGCCAGTGATCTAAGTCACTTACCGCCTCTCACGCGGGAAGCTGCCGGGGAAATGGAGGCTGAAAGAGCGGCTGAAATTGAGAGGTTGCGGAATGCTATTGAAATTGGGAAACAAGGATTGCAGAGGAATCCCAACAATGCCGAACTCCTCCGAAGAGTAAAAGAAGGCGAGATGCGGCTTCAAGAACTGCAAAGCCAGGGCATGAATCAGACGCTTCAGGAAGCTATGCCCGTTAATCCAGGCCAAACTATTCGATAACCTTCTGAGGAACAGAGACCATGCCATTAACCAGCGGCCAAGACCTCTTAACGCAACGTGTACTGAACCTTTTTCGCTTGCATGACGAGCAGGCCGCTGAAGTTCGAAGAATAAAGCAAGAGATTGCGGAGGGTGGCCCGAATTGGCTTTGGGAAAGTCTTGAGGACGCAGAGGGTGCGCTTCGTGAGATCGAAACAGAGTTTAGCGGGGCAAAACGTCTTCTTGAGGAGCGCCGAAATCGCACCTGGAGCGCTCTTGAAGAGAGGTATGCGTCTGCTGTTGCGGAGCCATACATTGAAGGAGAAGTGTTTGAAAGTGAGATGGACTGGCAATCCAAAGAAGCTGGGGTCAGGCGAGGGGAGGCGGCTGCTGAAGGTAGAGCCGCAAGGTCTGGTCGACAGAGCTTAGACGATCTCCTTCAAAGCGAGGGTATTCCAAGAGAGGGCTTCTTAGACTTCATGGAAATTCCAGAGAATCGTCGCTCTGGAAAATCAATCCCACAGTTAATCGAGGATTACAAAATTGCAGGCGAGCTTCCTGGGTCCGCTGGTATGCCTGCCAGTCGTCCCACGGCGCGTATGCCTGTTGAAGGATTGTCTTCCGACCCAGGCTTGCAGTCGGGAACATACATCGATGAGTTCGGTGAAACTGTTCGACGACCCACGTCCTCGATTGTTTCTCCAACCTCAGATCAAAAGGCGTTCAGTGCCTTAGATCCAGAAGGTGGACTTAACGTCTTCACCCCGACTGACGTTGAGGCAGAGTGGACAGGTAGTCCCCAAATGCTTGCTGACGAAATACTTGATGACGAAGATGTTCTCGCGCGAGCAATCGCACCGAAAAAAGATTTGCTAGAGGGTGCAACACTTGGAATGGACCCAGAAACTGGGGATTTCCGTCCTATTACACCTTCAGGTGAGCGCCAGATGATTGTTGGCGGCAGCAATATCCCAGAGCGCCAGATGGTTGTGCCAGGCGGCAATGTACCAGAGAGTTATTGGATTGAAAGCGCCGCAGACGCACTGAATCTTGAACCTGGGCAAGTTCGACAGGACATCAGGTCTCAGGCAGACTTTTACAAAGGGCTTCTCAGGGAGAACAAAACACCAGCAATCGCTTTTGATGACCCCATTATGAGAGCAGCATACGAGATTGCGGAAGCAGAAGTTGCTGCTGAACGAAGGACTGCCTCCCCCCGACCGGGGCGCAGCGCACGAGGCGCTGCAAGTGTCCCTGCTGACTCTGAGTTCGCTCGTATTAATAGGCCCTTTTTGGATGCTGCAAGGACTTCCGGTGGCAGAGCCGCAGCAGAAGCTGAAGCTAGGCGTCTTTTGGATTTGTTGAAAGACCCAAACATCGAGGCAAGAATTGGCCCAGAGGGATTCAGTCAGCTTAAGACTAAGGCATCGGGGCTTAGTGCAGCCCTTGATGCGGTGGGCAGCGCAGCGCTTGCAGCCGAGCTTGGGTATTTCGTTGTCCAAGAAGGAGATATTGGTCGCGGCGTGATGGCCCAGGGGGCCGCAAGCATCGAAGGGACGGGCGCACTATTACAGCTTCCTCAACAAGCCATGGAGCAAATCCCTGGCTACGGAGAAGTCGGTGTCCATCCTGGCGCTGAGGGTCTCGCTTGGGCGGGCCGAAAAATCAGTAGACTCGCGGAACCGTACCGTCGAATGAAAGACCGCGAGGCCTATTGGGCTTTTGAAGAACGCAATGTTCCTGAAAGGATGCGAATGAATCCTGCCCTTACTGAAGCTGAAGCGAAAACTTTAGTTAGAAACGAGTGGAACACCCTTCAAGCCGCCCCTCCTGGGGGCTACCCACAGCAAATCCTAACGGGAACCCAGCAGCGAGCCTTGTTGGACGCAGGCTATGACCCTCTCACTCGGACTTGGGGAAATGTTCCCACGCCCAACTGGTTTGGTTTGTCAGCAAATGAGCCGGTTAGTCAGCGAGAGGCCGAGAAGCAGCGCTACATGAACTGGCTTGTCGACCAGGGATACATGAAGTGGGGAACTGGTAAGTATGAAGGCGCACTTTTGCAGGACACGAGGGCCCGAGAAGAAGGCAGCTACCCCACCATGAGTGACTGGGAAACAGAACAATCCTTAGCAGGTGGAATGTAATGGCTGGCTACGATCCACTAACAGGAAATGCACGATGGCCCCTCCCAGGCGAGAGCCTGATGGAGCGTCCTTCAGAGGCGAGCCCCGCTAAGCCGAAGGCTCCTAAACGCACAGAAGACTGGGGTCTTTTCCACCAGTTTGATGAAGAAGAAAGAGATGACCTTCTTCGACGGATTGGTCAATCTTGGTTGGGTCCTGAAGAAGAAGCGAGCGCGACAGGAGAGGCTCCTTTTGATTTTGACCAAACGAACGAATACACTCGCCGCATAATGGAGTTGATTGGTAGCTCGCAGAGCGCCGCAAGAAGAGGCGCAGGAGCCCCTGTCGACCCCTCTGAAGCACATGGTGGCTCTCCGCCGCGAGGGATTGATCATCTTATGAATGAGATCGACAACGCCGCAGATCAACACGACTGGCCTGAAGAAGAAAAAGAGAACGCACGAAAAGCCATTGAAGCCTTCATGGACGACGATGAAGACCTTTATTACGAGGACCTCGCCCTGGCGTGGACTGGTGATTTACCGGGCGGTCATGGAATAGCGTATAAAACCAACGCATCTGGCGAGTTCGAAAACGATGAGGTTGCCGTTTACTACCCAGAAACAGGGCAAACCGAATACTTCACCAGTTCCGAATGGGCTGACATGATTAGGGGATAATGATGGCTGAAGATAAGTTTCATGACGCAATGCTAAAGCGTGGTTCAGTTATGAACCGTTTGAAAGATGGTGATTCTTATGCAGAGGCCCCGGACAAACCCGAGCAGAGTCTGGAGCAACACGCCAAAAAGGCAAACGAGAGTTTTCCAGCCTTCAACAAACAGTACGTTGCAGACCAGAAAGAAAAAATGAGGGTGCTGAAGGCCTCCGTGACACAGGTCCTTGTAGGGAGCGGTCTGGATGAATTACAATCCAACACTGTAATGGAGGATGTAATGACTAATTATCCAGAACTAGCTCCTCGCATTATGGAGGGTTTGGTAAGCGGTGATTTGCGTTATGTCTCAAAAGATGACTATGAGGCAATCAAAGATCGTTTTCCTTTATTGAAAACGTAATAGGCAAATCATGGCTGAAAATGACATCCTTACTCCCAAAGTCATGCGTGCTCATCTTGATGCACACGACAAGACAACAAGAAACCAGGCGAAGGATTGGCGTCTCTACAAAGAGACCTATCTAACTCGGTTTTGGGAGACCTATCAGGCAGGAAATGTCCGCACAATGCAGGACCTTCCAAGCCAGATTCAGATTGAAGTTAACCGGCTATACGGAATCATTGAAGCGTATGTCGCAGCCTTATACCCAAAGGCTGCCCGCGTTGTTGTGGGGCCTGGTCCTACGTTAGGTGGCGATGCAACCAAAGTCGAGATGGTTGCCAACAAGTGGCTCACTCAAAACAGGACACACCTTCGGGTGCTTAAAGCTATCCGACAGGGTCTGTTGTACCCAGGTTCGGGCATTAAAGTGGGTGTTGATGACGGCCCTGGTGACGTTTTGGACCGGGTTTGGTTCCGGGTAATCCCATATTGGGAGATGATTCTGGACTCAGATGTCTATGACGAAGACGACTCTAGGTTTATTGGTCACGTTTACTACCGGCCACTGCGAGAAGTCGAGGATCAATACGGCGTCAGTGGTCTTGTTGGCCAGCCCAGAGAGGATTTTCTGGACGGAAACGCTGGCGCGGTGACCAGAAATAACCGTCGTGGCTCTAAAAAAGGCAACAAAGGTGGGGAATACGACCCAGATGATGACCTTTTTGTGCGGGTTATGGAGGTCTGTAATCTGATTGACACCTATCAATCAGAAGAAGGAGCGATGCGCGGCAAGTTTGAAGTCTTTCTTCTTGATCAGGGAGAAGAATACGAGGAGCCTATTTTTTCAGGGCCGATGCCGTACTCTACCCGTGCAGGCGATCCCCTTCCTCACATCGTTCCGTTGATTTTTAATCAAGAACCTGAGTTCCCTTTAAGGGGAATTAGCCACGCATCTCGATTGTTTCCGCAGATTCAAGAGATAAACGTGTTCCGTTCCTTCCGAGCTAACGCCGCGCGTCGAGATTCTCGACAGTATTTGGCGCTAGATGGTGTGCTGACAGCCGACCAAATGAGCCTTATTACCGCTGGTGTGGACGGACTTGTGATTCCTGTAGAGGATGCAAGGATGCAGGGTCGTGATTTGAACGGTGTGGTTGTTCCTATTCAGAACGCGCAAGTATCTCCAAACATCATGAACTATGAAATGCAGGCGGAGGCCGATCTTGAGCGTGCTGCTGGCACAAGCCCCAATGCATATGGCGGGGTTACCCAGGCAACGGCAACAGAAGTCATGAATCTTCGCGACTATACGGAGTCAGAGTACGGTCGACACGCGATGATCAAGGACAACTGGGTTGCACAGGTGGTTCAGGTATTCCTGCGAGCAATCGTAGCTTCTATGGAAGCGCCGCTTCGAGACTTCGGAATGGAGTACAAGCGCGAAATTGTTGGCGTTGATGACGTTGAGCAGAAGGAAGACCAGACCGAAGACGCCATCGAGGAAGCCGAGGACCAGATCGAAGAGGTCGAGGAAGAGGTTCAAGAGATTGCAGAAGAGGCTGCGGAAGAAGCCGAGGAAGGGGAGGCTGTAGTTGTTCAGGCTACCGCTGAGATTGATGTTGAAATGCCTCCCGAGCCTGACGTTATTCGCATTAAGTCTGGACCAGACATCATTGAGATTACGGTTGAAGACCTTGAGGGTGATTTCCAGATTGAAGTTGTCGACTCGCGTCGAACCCCGTTTTCGGACCAGGCTGTTCGTGACGCTGTGCTGCAACTAATGCAGCCACTTCAGCAGCTTTGGAGCCTCGTTCAAAAGGGCGGCCCTGAAGCCGTGCTTGCCAAGGCGCAAATGGAAGCCTTGGTTGAAAAGTTTGATTTGCCACAAGACATGCACCCTGATGCTTTGGAAGTTGCGCTAGAGGAAATGACAGCGGAACAAGCAAAGAAAGAAGCAGAGATGGGCGGTCAAGCTCCACCGCAAGGACAACCACCGGGACCGCCGCAAGGACAACCACCGGGACCGCCGCCACCGGGTCCTCCTCCACAAGGACCGCCTCCCCCACCGCAGGCAGCCCCGCCACAAGGCCCTCCGCCCCCTCCACAGGGCGGGGGGCTACCCCCTGAAGTGGTTCAGCAACTGATGGCTATGCCGCCAGCGCAGGCTATTGAGCAGTTGGCTCAGATTTTAGAGCAAGCTGGGGCACCACCAGAAATTTTGCAGCAGCTTGAGCAAGCGCTCCAACTGCCAGAAAACGAGCAGCGCCAGTTTCTACTGGGGATTCTTGAACAGCTTGGGGGACAGTAATGCCCATTTACAGCTTCGATTGCGTTGAATGCCAACACGAGACAGAGATTTTCTGCGGCATTGAGTCTAGGCCGGATGTCATTGAGTGTGAAGAGTGCAGTGCTGATGCAAAGTGGAGAAGCATTAACTGGCAGCCACCACCTAAAAAGAAGAACCAACATGTCATTTACGGGTCTGGAAAAAGCCCCGATGAATACATGAAGAAAGAAAGGCTAATTCAGTACAAGTGCGCCAAGTGTAGTCACGGAACCTTCGAATGGTTTAAAGGAAAACCACCAGAGGAAGTCGATTGCGAGTATGAGACTTGTTCTGGAAAAGCCGCTCGTGTTTACAAAGTAAAGCTCGACATGCACTGGGCTCGTTTTCCGTACTATGACCGTGGTCTTGGGGTCATGCTTACATCGGAGAAGCATCGACGAGAGGTCTGTCGGCAGCAAGGACTAACCCCAGTAGATGGTGATTGGGACCTTGCAGGCGAGATTGCTAAGAACGAAGCAAAAGTTGAAGAGGAAAAAGAAACTTATAGGGATTATTATGACAGGGTTCATAATGATCCTGCGTACAAGGACTTTCGAAAAGCCCAAGATGAAGGTCAAATCGACCAACTACTTCCCCCAGATTGATTTGAAGGAGAGAGCAAATGCCTACTGACCCCGTAACTGGAGAACGACTCCCATACCCAGGTGAGCCTGGTGGACCACCAATGGGGCCTCCCCCAGGAGGTGCTCAAATGGGACCTCCCCCTGGTGGAGATATGGGTCCAAGCGTAGAAGAAATGGAACAACTTCGTGCTCAAGAAGCAGACTTACAAATGCAAGAGCTTGCGATGGGTGCTCCACCTCCAGATAAACCGTACAAGATTAAGACCATCAAAATGTTTTCGGACCAGATGGATAAGACTCTTGATGCTTTGTCTGGTACTGATGTCGAAATCCCTGCATGGGAACCCAACCCAGACGTAGTTGAAAAGGGAGATAGGTGGCCAGACCCGCTTCCTCCAGAGGTTTTTGCGCCAGCGGTTGCCTTGGTTGAAGCCATTCGCTTCATCGACCCAGAAGGTAACTACGAAAAATATATGTTTGATCCAGATGGCTTGGTTGGTGACAGTGAGTTGAAGGCTGCTGCTGGAAAACTCAAAATGATGGAGAAGGACAAGCAGCTTGCACAAGATCTCCAGTCGCCCCCAGGTGAAGAGGCCATGGTAGAGGGTGAAGAACCCCCACCAATGCCGGAGGGTGAAGAGGAGCCAATGTCGCCTGACGATGAGCTTCTTTCGGAAAACATGTAGCTTACACTCTTGCTTCACATGCTGTGGAGCTTTACAATCGTTCTGTGCAGGGCCCTTGAACTGCACATAAGGAGAAAAAATGGCAGATACGGAACTGAGCAACTCTACCGCTGATGGTGGAGCCGTTGCGTCTAACGGTGTCTCAGCCCAACCTGTAGCCGATGTGGCTACCAATGATGCAGCCTCGGGCAACATCATCGAGCAGGTTAATGCGGCTGGAACTCGCGATAGCGCGGCAACATCTGAAAGTGAGTCAGGGACTCGGGGCACCAATAATGCTGACGCTGGTGCTCAACCAGATCGTGCATTCGATCTATTGACATCAGAGTTACCGGCTGACGAGACTTTCTCGTTAGATGGTTTCTACAAGGGAATCAAACCGGAGCATCTGGAGAAGTTGGACCCGCTTTCGAAGCAGGTCATCCACAATCTACGTCGCGACTACCACAATAAACGCCAGCGTGATTCCGCAAAGGCTCGTGAGGCTGAGGCTTCATTTGCTGACAAACTAAACCAGTTGAAGGAGAAAGAGCGTGCTCTTACTACTCGGCAGGCAGCGTTTGCGAAGCTTATTGAAGACCCCAACCTTAAAGAGGTGTTAGCGAAGCCCGAATCCGAGCTTCCTGATCTTCTGAGCCCAGAAGGAATCGAGGCACGCATTGAGCGTGCTGCTGCTGAAAAGCTTAGTCAATTGGTCCAGCCAATTGCTGAGCATTCCCAGCAGGAAACGCGCCGACTAGCTCTCAGCGACTTTACGGAAGCACATCCCGAAATGAAGGATGCAAGCTTTCGTGGAGAGGTTGCCGAGCTTATTCGTCAGCGAAAGGCGTCAGGTTTCGACATTAGTACACCGGACGCCTATGAGCTTGTCAGAGGCCAGCGTGAAGTAGAGGCGCGTAAGCGCCACGAAGCGCGGCAGCGGCAAGTTCGAGCGGCTAGTGCGCGACAGATTGGGAAGTCCAAAGCGAATGCGGCAAAGTCTTCAGGTCCTCCAAAAGGAGCCAAGGCCCATGAGATATACGCTTGGGTCAAGGCCAACCCCGAAGAGGCGAAACGTCGCCGTCTTAAATAACTAAGCCCCGAGGATTAAAATGGCTGTTACCCAGGCCACTGGCCTAAATATCACCGACGAGCTTCTCTCGTCGACCTTGTATTTGCTCGCGGAAGACTTCCGTGACAACCTTGCCCGCACCACGGCGTTGATTGACGTTCATGAAGAAGTTCATGGCAAAGGTCAGCCCAAGGTTGAGGGTGGAACCCGCTACATCGAGCCACTTGGCTTTGGTGAGCACAGTAACGCGACTCGTATGCAGACTGGATACGAGAAGCTTAACTTGACCGTGGCCGATGTTCTTCTGCCAGCGGTGTACACTCCTGCACACACCACGATGCCGATTGCCATCTCTAAGGATGAGGAAATCAAAAACCGTGGTGAAGCTGCTGTGATTAGCATCCTTGATGCTCGCACTAAGGCTGTGATGGGTGCTATGCGCCGTAACCTCCTCCGCAAGACGGTTGAGGGTGTGGACGCAGGCGGTTTTGCTGATTGGGCAACGCTCAACGGTATTACCTATGCTACTGGTTACCTTGAGGAGAACGCTATTGGAGCGCAAGCCAACTCTGTTGGTGGTGTTTCTAAGGCTACCTACTCTGGTATTCCCGGCTGGAACAACCAACGCGCCAACATCAACAACAGCTTCAACGCTAACGGTCTTCAAGCTCTTGTTGACTTGCGTGTTGAAACTTCTGCTGTGTCCCCTGGTGGCGAGCCTCACATCTGGCTGGCGTCTCGTGCAGGAGCGAAGAACCTCAAGCGTTCTCTCCGTGCATTCGAGCGCTACGTCGACGAGGCTAAGCTCGACGGTGGCCGTATGGTTCAGATGTGGGACGGTATCCGCATGGAAACCGAATACTACATGCCCACCAACACTGCTACTCACACTACTGCTACCATCAGCTTCTACTTGTTGAATCTTGATGACATCCACTACGTCTTCGATAGCGAAGGATACTTCGATGTATCTCCGTTCGAGAAGATCAGCGGTGAGTACGATGTTCGTTCGGCAAATGTTCGTCTCTACGGACAGCTTGTTGCTAAGCACCTCGGTTCGTCAGGCATTGCCTATGACGGTGAAACCTTCTAATCATAGTCTTTAAGGAGATTTAAAATGGCTGTATTGAAGCGAGATGGCGGCAACGGCGTCATTGCATACCCAAAGAAGATCTATACTGCGCTTGCTAATGGCACTATTGCTGTTGGTGACGTGGTAAAGGTTGAAACCGACGTAAGTCAAACCCCTGACCCCGACACCTACGGTGCGGCTGGTTTCATTGTTGCACCCACCGCAGAGTCGAACTCGGCTTTGGCTGTTGGTGTTGCAACAACCGCTGCTGCTGATGGTGAAGAGGTCCAGGTCCAGGTTTCTGGATTCAACGATGCTTGCACCTCTGCTGAGGCTATTGCAATCGGTGAAATGGTTGGCGGCTCTGCCAACGGTGACGTGCGTCAGTGGGACACTGAGAGTGCAACAGCACAACCCTTCGCGGTATGTGTGAATGCATTCGCAGGCACCACTAACGACGGCGCGATTCTTATTATCGATAAGGGTTGGCTGGGCTAATCGTCCACCTTTGTGTGACTTTAAGGCCCCTCGGGAGATATACTCTCGGGGGGCTTTCTTTTAGGAAGGAACATGATTCTCAAAGATATTATCGAAGAAGTGAATGGTCTTCTCGACCACAACCCAAATGTTAGTACGCATGAGACTCATGTGGTGCGACTTGTCAACAGACACTACGAGGAGCTTTGCAGCGCCCATCCGTGGCGATTCTTGCAAGAACGCGCTGAGCAACAGCTTTACGCCGACATCGACGGTGCGGCAGGAACAACCCTTACTTTGGCGAACAACAGCAAGCTTGTGACCGCAGCGGCAGGAGCCTGGCTGCACACGGGTATGGAAGGCGCTGTAATCGAAGACACCACTAATAGTGTTGAATACCGGATTGATTCTGTCGCAAATACTACTACGGCTTATTTAGCAGAAGCAACAGGCGCTTCTGGCGCTTTGAGTGCAACGACAGCCTTTAAGGTAAAGTGGGACAAGATTAAACTGCCAAGAGATATGGTTGATTTTCTCGGCATTACCATTCGCGATGAAATCTTTGGACAAGCAGCAAACGCTCGCGACCGTCGACTGGTGTACGTTGATTCACGCACAGAAGAAGACTTGTTGCTTGAGCACACATCTTCCGGTGACACCATCATCATTACAGATGACGATGCAGATCGGACGCTCAACAACGACCTTACGATTACAGCTACGGTTACCGTGGGTGGGTCGCTGACTTACAGCACAAAGTACGAATACTGTGCAACTATTGAAAGAGAAGGTATTGAATCTGCTCCAAGCCCTGTTGTAAGCGGCACGATTGCTGCTTCAGGGTCTGAGCGGACCATTACTATTGCTGGGCTTCCAGCGGTCAGCGGTACTGATGTGTATCGAAAACGGATTTACCGCAGGAACGCGACAGCAAATACGGGCTGGTATCAAGTCTACGAGATCGTGCCCGCTACGTCACCTTCTACATTTTTTAATGATGACGGGTCCTTTCCATTAGACTACGACCGCCCTCTTTACTACGAGGGCCCTCGCGACACTATGCGTCTGTACAAACGCCCAGATGCTGACATTAAGTGCGAGATTCGGTATATGCGCCGCCCTTCAAGGCTTGTTGGATACAATGACGAGCCCCAGATTCCGCCACAATATCATGTGATTCTTGTCTACAAGACAGTCGCAGACCTTTATCTGCAATACGGACAAGGGTCTATTTCCAACATCTACGAGGTCAAGGCTCAACAACGAATCGAGCAAATGAAGAAGCGTTACTTAGACCGTACTGATAGACTCTATCGTAAGGGACAATTTCAAGAAATGCCGAGTGGTTATGCATACCTGTACGGCGATCCGGTGAAAACCTAATGGGAAAATTTTACGAAATTCAAATGAGGCGGTTTGGTCTTCTTGGTTCTAAGGCCAAACCAGAGGAGCCAAAGGCTTTTGAAGAACGCCCAGCCGAGCCTTCTGAACAAGAAAAGCTGATGGCTCAGGAACGTCGACGCAGAGAAAAGTTCAAAGAGGTTTTTGGAGACATTGGTTCCCAGCAAGTCTCTACAACACCACCTCCACAAACTGTGGAGTCAATAGAAACAGACGACGACGTTTTGCTTGGCGGTCTTAGGGGGCATTTGTAATGGCCAGAAAACCAATGACAAACATCCCAGTGCAAACCGCCAACCAGTCAGGCGCTAAAGCCTTTCAAGCTGCATCAAAGAGCAGCGGCGACTTGCCAGGAAACTCCTTTATGAACCGAAGTGGTGGAAAGTCACGATTCCCTGGTAGAAAGTCTGTTGGTGTAGAGCCAACCCAGAAGTCTACTCAGGCCCCTGAGCTTTCTCAAAGAATCAACGCTCCACGGTTAAGCCAAGCCAGGGTTGAAGGCTATCGAAACCGGATTCAGACTTTGGCTCAACAAGCAGATGAAGAGCAAATCTTGCAGGAATACGGAAAGATTTTAGAAGAGGCTCGTGGTCATCAAGACTCATTCGCATTCGAAACAATGCAAAATGACATGGAAAAGTTCAAAGCGGATTCGTCAGAACTCCAAAGAGGGATGTTCTAATAATGCCGGGGACTAAATCTTATGAACAGAGAATGGATGAGTGGTGGCAGAAGCACTACGCTGATGTGTACATCAATGAAGAGCAGCAGGCCCCTGAGCTTTCCGACGAGGACGATGACGTTGTTCCAGTAATCGACGAACCGCTTCAGCCGTTTGTGACTTTTGGTCATGGCTCCGAAACATTAGCTCAGATTGCACCGCCTTTCGATGACCCGGAAGTTCTGCGTCGAGGTAATCACTCTTACCAGGGCGCTTTAAATGCGTGGGAAAAGTACAGCGAAAAGTTCATAGAATATGGGAACGAATACAATGTAGATCCGCTTATTCTGGCTGCGATAGCGGGCCATGAGTCTGGTGGGCAGGCTGATGCCGTTGGCAAGACAGAAGATCTTGGGCTCATGCAGTTTACAGTGAGAACTTGGAGAAGGATTATGCCCGGCAGGCCCTTAGAAGAAAGGCTTGATCCGAATCTGTCTATCGAAGCAGCGGCCAAACTGTTCGACAGTGATCGCTCTATTCTTAAGAACGAAGACCTTGCGCTGCTTGCGTACAACATTGGGCACGCCAGGGTGACATCGGTGATTCAAGGAGAATCGGATTTTCCGGGCCGCTCTCGTTTTTATTGGCCAACAGTCACTCTGACGCATGAGCGTCTTACCCAAACATTGGGTCAGCAACAGGAGTAGGACATGAAAACTACAAAGTTACAGTTCGCTCCTCTTCGTGGGATTGACAATTCCTGGCGGCCAAGCGCCTCGCCTCAGAAAGCTCGTCGCATTCGTGACATGTTGTTCAACGATAAAGACGCCTGGCAGAACTCTGGTGGGTACAAGGCGCTTATTCCAGACGACATCGAGGGCCCTGCTTGGATTAGCTTTGATGAGATTGAAAGCGTGCATTGGTATTCAGAGCATTCTGGGAACAGGCAGCACCTGATTTTTGAGGGCAAAGACTCTACTGATATGCGTCTTTACCTGTTTGACGGCAGCAAAGCCGGAACTCAGAAGTGGCGACCAATGATGATGTCTGATGGAACTCAGGTTCCCGCTCGAAGTGAATCGGACGCTCCGCACTTGAGAACAACTTCTGTGGCTCAAAATGGTCGAATCTATTTGTTTAATGGCAAAGACCCACCATTAGTTTTCAATGGCAGATACGCTGAGACGGCTGGTTTTGATGCTGGGCCAGCCGCTCCAAGTGGAGAGTCTCTTCGGGCGTCCAAGACAGGCATTGCAGAGCTTGGATTAGGAAGAAAGCCTTACGCAGGTTCTACTGCTCCAGAACCTGACGACCCAATTCGAAAGTGGGGGTATCGATACAAAGTAACTTTTGTCAACGAAAGAGGACAGGAGTCCCCTCCCTCCGAGCCATCTAAGACGGTAACAGGATCTAACGATGAAAATGGATTCCGAACAATGGCTATTCTTTCCATACCGCGTGGCGGGGATGGTGTTGTAGCACGAAGAATCTACAGAACCCGCCAAGTCATGGATAGTGATGGCGACCTGCTTAGTAGGTCGATTGGTTCTAATTTTTATTTCCATACTGAAATCACCAACAACGTGCAGACTACTTTTGAAGATTGTTTGCAAGATGCGTTTCTTGGCCCACTGCTAGATGAAGATGACTTTGGTGCGTGGCCTCCTCGCGCAACCATGGGTGCGTCATTTAAGAACCGCTTGTTCTTGGCGGGAGCGAACAGTTCGGACGTGCAGTTTTCCGCACAGTTGAGGCCCGAAATATTTCCGGTAGATAATGTTCTTAGCTTCGGCCAGGACGAGTGTGGCCCGATTACCGGCCTCTATACTACCCAAAACGCTTTGTTGGTCTTTAAGCAGCGCGGAGTCTTCTTGATTAAGTCCCAGCAGACTCAAGACGGAACAACCTTCTTTACGCAAAACATTTCAAAAGACATCGGGTGCATTGCTCCAAACTCTATCGCGGAGGTTCCTGGCATTGGAATCATGTTCCTTAGTATGGAGGGTGTTTACGCTATTGACGGCTCTTTAGAAAATGTTGGTGCAAAAACAAGCCTGATTAGGTACTCCACCCCTATTCCTGACTTGGTTGGTAGAATCAACAATGCCGCATCGATTCAAGCTTGTGGAAGGTATTACCCAAAAGACAAAGAGTATTGGCTCGCTGTGCCTGTTGATGGAAGCGATAAGAACAACTTTGTTCTCGTGTACCACGGCGCTGTGGGCTCTTGGTCTTTTAGGGAAAACTTTCCGATTGCGGACGCAATCATAACCCAAGACCATCGTGGCTATTTCATTTTTGGATCCAACGACTCCAGCAATAAGGGCCTGCACGTTTACACTCTCGGAGCCTCTACCAAAGGGACCGCCGCGATTGAGCCATTGTGGGAGACGACCGATATTGATTTTAATGGCCCGTTTGCAGCCTTTAATCCAAAGTATGTTGTTTGTGATGTGGTCGGGTATGGAGACAATGATTTTGAATTGAGCTACCAAATCAATCGAAACATTACATACGTCGAGTCTGCAAAGTCAGTAGACCAGCAGGACCTGACTAACGTCTATTCTGTGTACGATACGGCAACGTGGTCTACGAGTTCTTTGTGGTATGAGCACCGCCCTATTCCTATTCGGTTTGACATTACAACCTCTGGCCAGCCCGCATGTCGTGAGCTTCGCCTGACGTTTGAGTCTTCTGGAAGAAGAATGCAGATTCTAATGTTTCAGATCGGCGTTGTTGCTGGCGCGGCTTACGAGAAAGTGATCCCCATCAGTTCGGTTGTAGAGGAGCAAAGAGGATAATGGCTTGGCGATACATACAACGAGACTTCCAGGCGGGGGACATTCTTGATCCTGAAGACTGGAATCAAAACGTCAGGGAGTACATAGAGGAGATTAACGGTGCCCTGGACCGCGACAACATTCCAACAGCTTCTGTTGTTGTTGGTGAAGAAGTTGCCTCTGAGACCTTCAATGCCTTTGTGTCTGATGGTTTGAGTTCTACCCAAGAGTTGGAGATGGACACCACGTCTTTCCAAGACATTGATATGACAGTCAATCTCACTGCTGTGTCTGACGAGCTTTTAATCTGCGAAACGTCGATTCAGTTTGATACTGCCGATCCGACACAGACTTATAATGGTACAAACTATGATGACGGGTACGTCAAGTTTACGACAGGCACACTCCGTGACTGGCTTCGTTATGAATTCATAATGACGCTGGACGGTTACCAAATAGCATATGCAGGCCCCTTCACGGCTTATCACAAAAGACAGCCTGTCTATATGGTAGGAGCATTACCTGTTGAGGCCGGGGCTCATGCCGTGAGATGTGCTGTCCGGCTTTTTGCTGCGAAGGATGGTGGGGATACAGTCACCTGGGATTCAAGCGCCCAAGACTTTTCTCCACGAATTGAGAAAGGCCAACTGATTGTCAACAGGAGAAAGCGATGAGCAAGATTTCTTTTACTCCGATACAGCCTGGTGACGCAGCTTCTATTACTTCACCAAATAGCCTTATGTCGGCCACCGCTACAGCGACGGCGGCCATAAATGGCGAAAATGTTCGACCAGAAGGAATCGATGAAAGGAACTTGACCTTTCCTCTGATTGCTACTGAAACCGCCACATCTCATGACAGGCGTGTAAATCTTGGTTCGGGAACGCTGGGCAGTTGGGTGCAGATACCACAAGGCAGCACTTGGATCGGCACTGGAACCTCCGCGACCTTCAGTGCAGGAGCACCGTTTACCCTTACTCTCGGCTCAACTTATAGCTACGCTATTATCAGGTATTCATTTGAAGCAGTCATCGAGGGTCGAGTAGGAAGCGGAAACTTTGTAAATGAAGATGTTGGTTTTGCCCTTTATCGAGATGGCTCTCGTTTGACGGCCACAGAGCGCCATGTACAAAACGCAGTGGCAAACTCAGCGGCTGCCACAACCAGCGGAGCGTGCCGATCCGTGCAAAGCGTAAACATCATTTTCCACCATTCCCTTAATGGCACATATACTTTTGATCTTCGCTACCACATCGACAACCACGGGCATGGTACGCTGAATCCAGACGTAACAAACATTGGCTTCATTTCATCTGTAGATGAAGCCGTTGTAGTCAAAAGGCTTTTTGCATCCGTAATTAAATACAAGTGAACTATGGCTTTTACAAACACACCATTTGTTGATGGAAACGCGATTACTGAAGCGGACCTTAAAGGTCGTATTGAGAACTTTGAAACCTACCTGAATGGTGGTGTAAGCTCGGCTGACTTGTCTCATGGTATGTGGGTTAAAAAAGAGCACATTCTAAGGCCTGAGTTCCGTGGCGGGTCAGATGACCGCGCAGAGTTCTGCACCGGAACGGCACGCTACAGGATTCACGGCCCGGATTCTGCTGGCTGTGAAGTCTTCCATGCTGAGGCGCGTGGCGGCGGAGGAAGATCGGGCTCAGAAAACTGGGAGCCAGTCAATGGCCTCAATGTAACCATTAAGGCTTATCGGCCAATGACTGTGATTTACATGGCAAGCTGGTGGGCGTGGGAAACAGGGTCTAACTATTCAAATCAAAACAACTCAGCGTCGGGCGTTTTATACGGAGAGAGCATCAACAATGCTAGTAATGTGTGTGCTCATTTTGGATTGTTCTCTCAAAAAAACGATGGGTCATCGTTGACATACCACAATCAAACACGACGCAGTTTGTATCCCAGCCCTAACATTGCAACAGACCAAGTAAACACTGACATTTCTGGTTACATTCAAAGCACTGCAAAACAGATGTCGATTCATCACGTTTTTGATCTTACTGCTGGGATTTGGAATGTCGGCATTCGCTGTCACGCCCAAGATCAGGGCTCTAGTGCGGGTGACCACAGTCAAAACATCTTCATCCGTTCTCGCTCATGCGTTGTTGACGCCCATTTCAATTCGGCAACCTGATGGCTTGGAAGGGAGGGTTTTCGGTAAAGTCTGTTGATCCGGCAGATCTTCAAGAGTTGGTTGAAGATTTAGAATCCGCAAGCATGCGGAAATCCAGGGTTGCTGCTCGCGACATTCCTACTGGGACAATTCAAAAAAGTTCGCTATCAAACGACTTACAGCAAGAACTCGATAATAGCCAGCAGCTTGCTTTGCGTGCCAACAGCCCGGTCCAAATGGCTGGCTCTATTCCAAAGCAGGCGCTTTCAGTAGAGCTACAGCATGACATTGATAACAGCGAAGGTCTCGCTGTAATGGCCAACAGCCCGGTCCAAATGGCTGGCTCTATTCCTGCCGCAGCGGCAGACCTTACAGACGATTGGTCGTTTAAGAGACTTGGTCTTCATGTAGGCACAACCATCTCTTCTTCTGGCAGCGTATCTGTTGGTGCAGGGACATTCTATTTAGTCGCTACCGCCGGAGGGCATGTCACGGTTGGGTTGCCTGCCGCTGCTACTTGCACCAACATGGTGCTAAGTTTTAAAAAACTGACCGCTGCAAACAACATGATCTTAGATCCGAATAGCTCTGAGACCATTGACGGAGCAACGACTAAAACCTTTAGTGATCAATGGTCATGGGTTACTATTATTTCGAACGGTACTAACTGGTTTATCATTTCTCAGGGGAATCCATAATGTCTGAAGGATATGGCGGCACTGGACTCACTGAGGAGCAGAAAAAGAAGTACGGTGACCCGGACGCGAAGTGGTGGCAACCATCCGACACAGGAACCGATCAGCTTAAGGCCGGTTTTAAGGGTGGTGTCGAGATGGGCACCACAGGGGCAACCATTGGCGGGGCTTTTGGTCCAGTGGGCGCAGCTATCGGTGCTGGAATAGGGTTTCTGGTGGGATCAGTTGCTGGCCATTTGGCCTATGATGAAGACGCAGAACAGCAAAGAATCATTAATGAAAACAAGAGCAGGCGCAAAGCGGAAGACGCAGCAAGGGCCGAGGCTGACGCCGCAGCGACTGCAAGTAAAAGTGCAGGGGGCACACGGATACAAGCGCTTCCTCCTGCGCCATCGGATGAGAGCGTTCTAATGGGAAGCATGCCAACCACTGCCGGTGCAGCCATGCCAATGGACCCATATCGTAGAACAGTGATGAACAAGTTTGGATGGAGTTGAAATGCCCTACGACGAATACGGAAATTTTATCCCGACCTATGACCCGTACAGTATGGTTGGTAGCGATGTTATGGCGACGGATCCGATGGCAAGACTTGAGGCTCTTCGGGGCCGTCTTCCACAGCACCGTCAACGAGCGTTTGAGGCACGATCCGACAAAGCCTTTCAAGACATTATGGCCCAACCTCAGCAGGATCGATATGACAGCATGGGTCGATTGATTTCTGAGTTTGATGTCACGCCTGGTGAGGACGATCTCGATTTCTTTCCGGCACAGCCAGCACAGCCAGCACAGCCGGGGTACATGGGTCAAGATCCTTCGCCCGGAATGCCTGGCCCTGCGGCGGTGAATATCGGCGGCTTGAGGTTGTCGCCTGAGCAATTTACGCAAATGTACACTGACGCTGAAGTTCGATCAGTAGACGAAGGACTCCAGCCCGGAACGGCAGCGCTCCCCACTCACCCTGGAAAAGATCCAAACGCGCCTGACCCAGCGACTGGAAAGCGGAGACCTCTAACCCTTACCCAGGAGCAAGCTCTTGGACAAACCCCCGGTCCTACGCAGGAACCGCCAATGTCTTTTGCTGAAGCGGACAAAAGGGCGCGAGGAAAGGCCCTCGGATGGCAGATGGCTGGAGCCCTAGGGCTTGGTGTGGCTCAGACCGTAATGGACTACATCCCTACGGATGCCGAGACTCAAGCTAAGGAGTGGAAAGAACAGTGGGCCGGGGACGCTCCAGAGAAAGAGGGGGAACGCCAAGCGCAAGAATACCGTGAGAAAGTCCGAGCACAGGTGAACAGGCGTCTTGCCATGGGTCGTGAAAGCCAAGAAGACATTCAAGCATCAATGGGTGATTACGATGCTGGCTCGCAACAGGACATTCGTGATGCGGTAATGAGGGCGTATGTCGAGAACGAGGCAGATCTTGAGAAAAATGCACGGGAGATTGCGGATCGGGTAGCAGACGAAAAGAGGGGAATGTACAACTCAGCAATTTCGTACATTTCTCAACTACAGTCTCAACGCATGAAAAACCTTCAAGCGACACTTAGTAACTTTGCTCCAATCGCGGCTCAGTTTGCTGTAAACAAAGGCGTTCGAGCATTGGATGACCGCATTGCCCAGCTTGATCCAGAGTTTCAAGAGATGTTCTACGATCTTTCAGCAGGGGCAACAGATACGTCGCAACTGGCGAGACTGTACGCATACTCTGAACGCCAGAATGATGCAGCGAGAGCGAGGGCACAGCAAAACAGCCAGAACCAAGCAACTTTGCAGAATGAGGCGTAGGAGACATCATGGCTTTTAAAACAATTCAGCCGATGCACTCTCGGCAGACGTTTGCCCACCTTGAGGGACAGGAACAAAGACCCAACTTTTTTCTTCGCTACCTGCATGATCGCATTCGCTTAACAGACGCCAAACGCAAGGAGCGAGCACAGCACGAGCTAAACGCTTTATCTCAAGATGAGCGGCGCTGGAAGGACGAGGAGATTCGTCTTCGGCAGAACATTACAAACCTTCGCCGGTCTCTTTTGAATCGCGAACAAGCTTGGTTGTCACGTTCTCACAAAGACGAGCGCAACTCAAGCTCTGTACGAATAGCAGAAGGAGCCTCTGGAGGAAGCGCAGGCTCAGATCTCGCAGACCTTCGATCAAAACAACGGCGGGATGCTAACAAACAACAATCCGACTGGAACACAGCCTTTGGGCAGGTGCAGCAAGGGGAGCAAACTTGGACCGATAGGGGCGGCAGCTTTCGCACTGAAATAGGCAGCTTGCTTGGCTCTTTAGGAGACAGGCTTTGGCGTATAGATGACGGTGAAAGACAAAAAGAACTTCTAAACGCCTACAAGATTTTAAACAACGGCACAGCCCCCCGAGCTAACGGGCCCAATGGCGCTTCTTTTGTTGAGGCTTATAAATGGATTAAGAAAACCCATGGGGATGATGCGGCTC